TTGGAACGTCGAAACGCTCGACCCGCTCGACGCCGACGACGTCGCCACCCTCTACAAGGTTCATGGGAGGCTCCTCGGCGAGGAGGAGACCTTTCGCCGCGCAGCTAAGCCGTAACGCGCGGGCTTGGGGATTGGAACTAAGTGGAACCGTAGAGTTCCTGTTCCGACGGCGGTACAACCTCTCTCCAAGCGACCCTCGCTTCCTGGACACGGGCACCGATGAAATGCTGGTTGACTGGTGGGCACATCGGTTCTGTGATGATCCAAAGCTAAGAGACGAGGCGATCAATCCAGACTTCGACGCAGAGTTTGCGGAGATGGATGCTGCGGCAAGCGCGTCCGATGATCCCACCGAATGGCAGGAGGTGGCGGACGAAACTTACGAATGATCGGCCTGCCCGTCGTCGTGACGGCATGCTGGCCCATGCAGCCTCACCGCATGGGCCAAAGCCGTGTCCGTCCGTATACCGATTTCCGCTGACGCTTCCAGCGTCACCAGCGCCTTCGAGCAAATCCGCACTGCTCTGCGCCGTGCTGGGCAAGAAGGCAAGGCCTTTGCAGACCTCGACCTGTCGCATCCGGAACTAAAGGCGGTTTCGGAGGATCTGAAGCGGTTGCAGACGAATTATGAGAGTTTGCAACGCATGGGCCGTGGCCAGACGGCGGCAGCCGTGCGCGGAATCGGCGCCAATGATTGGCTGGGCTGGTATGACCAGCACGCGCAGGCTTTCCCAGATGAAGGGGACCGCGTTCGGCACTTCCGAACCGCCGGTCGGTACATCCTCCAGGGGTCACGCTATGCCCCTCCTCCGCCGCCAGCTCCTGGCGGTGGCGCTCCGGGTGGAGGTGGGGGGCCCGGAGGAGGAGAGCCGGGCGGCGGAACGCCCGGTGGAGGCGGTCCTGGGGGGGGAGGAACCCCGGGCGGCGGCTCCAACGGCGGAGGAATGATGTCTGCGGCCATGTCTCTTGGCCGCGGCGCCATGCCTTACATGATGCTGATCGGCGGGCTCCAGGCCATCGGCTCCGCGTTCTCGACGGCCATGGAGAACGCGTCGGAGGAGAGCAGGGCGAACGACGGGCTGTATCGCACATTGCGGGACGGCTCCACCGACTTCGACAAGCTGTTGTTGTCAGTGCGAAAGACCACGGACGGTCTGGGGCTGACCTATCAAGAGGCGCAGCGCCTCAGCCTCGCCTGGGCCAACCTGACCAACGAGACGCGTGCCGGCAACATCCAGGATCAGGTGCGGTTCGGCGCCGGTTTTGCCCGTGGCTACGGCCTCGATCCGTCGGCTGTCGTCCAGGGTATGGGCCGGGCCGCTTTCCTTGGCGAAGACCCCAAGCGGTTCGCCGCGATGATCGCGGATGCGGCGCAGAGCGGCGGGATGACCGGGCAGGTGCAGGAGACCATGCAGGCGGTGCTGCGCTGGTCTGAGCACATGAGCCGCAGCGCCGTCACCGGCACGGGAGCCGAGAGCTTCGCCGCGATGTACGCCGGTTTGAACGCCACCGGCCTGCCTGGGCTGAAGGGGGGCGGGGCGGAAGAGCTGATCAACCGCATCAACGCGGCTGTAACGCAGGGCGGCGCTTTCGGCGAAGCGTCGAAATACGTCACCATGAACGCCTTCGCCCGGCACGGTGTGACCGATCCCTACAAGCTCCAGTACCTTCTGGAAGGCGGCGCCTTCGGTAAGCCGCGCGACGTCGGCGTGGCGGACGATGCCACGAACTTCGAGATCATGCGGGAACAGGTCAACCGCATGTTCGGCACCGCAGAGGAAAACAAGGACGATCCGTACCGGCGCTGGAACGCGATGTCGCTCCAGATGGGCATCAACATGCGGCAGGCAGCCGCGCTGGACCAGATGCACTATGGCGAAATCGGGCAGGTGGAGCGTGTGCTGGGGCGCGCTGGCCTGTCGCTGTCCACCGTCAATGCCGGCGCCATCAACGACATCGCCGCAGTCTCGCATGCGGACGATGCCGGACTGGACGATTGGCGCCAGAGGATCATGGGCCGCAAGGACGTCGCAGAGACGGATGCGGCCAAACTGATCGGGTTGAGCGGGGATGGGCTGCGCGAGGAGATGGTCCGCCTTCTGGCGCAATACGGTCTGGAAAAGACAGAGGGGCAGAAGACGATTGATGCCACTGCGGCGCTGACCAATGCGCTGACCAGCGTCGGTGAACAGCTCCTACCGCTGCGCAACGACATTCGGCAACTGGCCGATGGCATCAGCAGCATGGTGGGAGCCTGGAACACGCGTTTCAGCACGCCCGGCTCGGCCCAACTCGTGCCTCCGACCGGCCCCGGTTCCGTGCTTCCCTTCACCCCGCCCCCCCCGCCGGCGGCAGTGAATCCCAACGCAATTCCTCCAACGCCTCCGCGAGCACCTGGCGCGCCCGATCCGACTGTCGGACCGGCGCCCGCACCCGGTTCTCTCTCCTCCGAACAGACGGCCAGCGTCGATTATCTGCTCGCTCTGGAGCGGGTCGAGAGCGCGAACGGTGCGGCAATGGTCGCGCCGGGCAGCAGCGCCCGCGGGTGGCACCAATTCACGAAAGGAACATGGCTGAACACCGTCCGGAAGCATGCAGGCGACCGCGTCGCGGGCATGACCGAAGACGAGATTCTGGCCTTGCGCTTCAACAAGGAATTCAGCCGGGACATGGCGTCCCTGCACATCAACAAGGACTTGGTCCCCAGTTTGAAGGGGGCTGGAGTCGATGTGACGCCGCTGTCGCTCTATGCAGGCTGGCATTTCGGCGCCGGGGGCGGGCCAAAGGTCATGCAAGCCGGCGACACGGAGTTGATGGAAAACGTTCTATCCGAGGATGCCGTCACAGCAAATCCGTACCTCAAGGGGATGAACGTCGGCCAGTGGAAGCGGCTCTTTGGGGCGAAGTTCGGATTCCCGTACCAACCGAGCGCTGGCGCGCCCGTAACGGCTCCCATGCTGCTGCCGCAGCAGGACGGCGGACAGACACCGATGATCCCGCGCATGGAAGGGCCGCCAACGGGAACCCCCGCTCCAGGTGGGGCATCGCCGACCGCCGTTGGGAGCACGAGCCTCTCCTTTCGGATCGACCCGTTGCGCGTTGTGCGGGAGGGGCAGGACGGCACGGTGGAGAGCGTCGAACACCTGCCGGTTACTCAGGTCGGAGCGCCACGGCCGTGGGGGCTTGCGTGACGGTTCGGACCTATACCCCCCAGTTCCAGATCCGGCTGATCAAGCTGGTTGCCAGACGAGACGGTGTCGCCGAGCGGCACGCTGCGGCCGCGCGCGACATCGACTTGACGCCATACCTGGGCGACGGCGGAGCGGTGCGCACCGTCAAGGGCCTCGCGGATCCGGCTGGGGCGTTCAGCATCAGTTTCGCAGACGGGTCGCGCGATGGGTTCGACACGCTCTACGCGCTGGCGGAGCCGATGGACATGGTCGAAATCCGGGCGGCCCGGGCGCCGACCAACGCGGACAAGCTCCCACTCATCATGCGCGGGTTCGTCTCGACCGTGCATCGCGCCGAATCCATGGGCGCAAATGGCGAACCTCAACGGACCGTTGTCATCTCGGGTCAAGATTCGGGGAAGCTCCTCCAGATCAACCAAATCTTCTTCGAAATGGCGTGGCTGACCGACCAGCCGTTCCTGAGCCAGTTCATGCTCCAGACCACGACAGGCATGGCCGTCAAGGTCATGCGGATCGGGGAGTTCATGGAATCGGTCATCAAGGAGGTGGCAAATCCGAAGGTCCGCGGCCTGTTTGCGGTGTCCGGGAAGGTGGCGAAAGGGTTCAGGGTGGATGCTTCGGTAACGGACGGCTCTCTCACCCCCGGCATGATCGCGCCTATGAATGGGCCGGTGTGGCGGCTGATGGAGACCTATGCCGACCGCCCCTGGAACGAGCTGTATGTCGAGGATGAGGAGGACGGGCCGGTCGTGCGCTTCCGTCCTGCCCCGTACAAGGACCTCTACGGCAAGCTCATCATGCCGGGGGCTAAGGATCCAGGCAGCGTCACCCTCACCGATGACGATGTGGTCACTTGGTCGGCCAGCCGGACGGACGGACGGGTGGCCAACTGGTATTGGGTGCCGCCAGGGTCATCTTCCCTCGACACCAACGCTTGGCTCAACCGGCAATCCCTTCGGGAGGGGATGCAACTCGATTTGACGCACCCGAACAGCCGCGAGGACCTGTACGGGATCAAGAAGATGGAAGTGCCGTCTCGGTTGGTGCCGGACATTCCGATTCCTCTGACCGCGGCGGCGCCTGCCCTGCGGCCCAGCATGGGCGAGAAATATGTCCAGTGGCACATCACCCGCGGACAGCAGCTCAAGGCCATGAACCGCGACAACAGCGTCTTGGAAGATGTCATGGCGACGGTGAAGGGAAGCGAGGATTTGCGGCCCGGCCGGTATCTGCGGCTGGAGCGCGGCGGGCTGACGGCCGAAGGCTATGTGACGCGCGTGACGCACACCATTGCGGCGCTGCGCACCTGGACGAGCGACATCACGATCGAGCGCGGCACCGGCTTCCTGGCGCGCGCCAAGCACACCTCCAATCCCTATTGGGACGAAGGACGCAGAGGGCCTTATACATGAGCCTGCGCATCGCACAGGTGGTCGCCGTGCATCCGTCGCGCCGGCGGGTCGACTTGGTGTTCGTTGACGACGGTTGGCGGGCGGTGAATGTCCTGGTCGCCACCGGCTCTGCCAGCTCGGACGCCGGATCATGGGATGTGCCGGACGTGCCGCGTCCCGCCAACGAGGCGGACGCCGGCGGGTACAGCCGGGGCGGCCGCACTCTCCTCGCCCTGTGCGGCTTCCTGGAGGGGGTTCCTATCGTCGTCGGCTGGGTGAACCCGCTAACCGGCGAGATGGGGTTCACCGAACAGAATCGGGAGATGCGTCGGCACCCCTCCGGTACCTACTGGACTGTTGGACCGGACGGCTCGGTGGAAATTTTCCACTCGGGCGGCGCCTATCTGCGCATCGGCACCGGCGACCACGAGGACCTTGGCGGGAAGGCCGCCGGCGGCTGGACCCTGCCAGGAAACGCCCCGGCGCAGATCACGGTGGCGACCGCCGGCTTCAAGTTGACGGTGACGCCGGGCGGAACCGCCACCATGGTCGCTGACACCTCGGTCACAATCACCACGCCGGCTGTCACCGTCGACGCGCCGCAATCGACCTTCACCGGGGCGGTGACGGTGAACGGGCTGCTGACCTACCAGGGCGGCATGTCCGGCTCCGGCGGCGAAGGCGTCGCCGCCGCCATCCAGGGCAACGTGACGGTGGCCAACGGCAACGTCACAGCCGACGGCGTCGGGCTGAAGACGCACACCCACCCTGACGCACAGAGTGGCTCCACCGGGCCGGGCAGCGGCTGACGGTCGTGATGGCAGGATGGAGGTATGGCGCCTCCATCCCAAAAACACCGCAAGATCGGCTTCTACCTGGAAGGCGGCGGTGGCGGCACGAAGACATGGAACTTCGTGATCCGCCCCGAAGAGCTGACCCGGCAGGAACCCTCCAGGTTGGCCGTTCAGCAGACGCTGGGCGGTGCCTGGGTGGATTCTTTTGACCGTGGGGTGCAGTCCATCACGCTCGCCGGCCATACTGGCTGGCGCGGTGGCGTGGGCGGCGATGGGGCTGCGCAATTCGAAAAACTGCGCGCCACCGTGTTCACGGACTGGCACGAACGGCGCGCGGTAGCTGCCGCTCGCGGGCAGGACCCGGACAATGTAAAGCTGTTCTTTGCCGACACGCTCGACAAAATCACCGCGCTGGTGGCTCCGAAATCGTTCAGCTTGCGGCGGTCGAAATCTTCACCGCTGTTGATGAGGTACCAAATCCAATTGGTGGTTCTGGATGATGCGGCAAAGCCGGGAAGCATCAACGATGCGATTACCGGCGCGCTCTTCAATCCGTTGCGCTGGCTTGCGGCCAAGCTTGGTCTCGAAAATCTATTTGATGAAATCGGCGGGATCATCTCCGACATCAAGCAACTGTACTCGGACATTGTCGACATTGTCACGGATGTCTGTGCGTTCGTCCAAGGGTGCGTGCAGCTTGTGCTGGACACGATCGACGCGGGTGGCGGGCTGGTTGACGAACTGACGGCTCCGATCCTCCAGACGGTCCAGTTGGTGTCGGAAGCGACCCGAAACGGGTTCGCCGCTCTGGCTCGGGCGCAGACCTCCTTTTCGATCAAGAGCGTCCTCATGCGGGCCGCCAGCGCCATGAACGACATCTCATGCACGATCAATCACGGATTCGACACTGGCCGCTACTTCCGCTCGTACGATGATCTGTTCGGCGCCAGCTCCTGCTCATCCACCGGCGGCGGTCGACCCTGGTCGACTTTCGCCGAACAGCAGAAGAACCCGTTCAACAGCATGTTCCCTCCAGTGTCCTCGCGGCTGACGGTGTCCGCTGGCGGGCGTGACGCGCTGGACACGCTGCGGCGCGATCCCCTCACCCTGATCCCGGCGGTGGCCACACAGGCACTGGCGGCCCTGCCGGCAGGAGTTACCGTGTCATGAGCTGGACGAAGTCTCTGGCCGGCTACCGGCGCGCCGAGACGCGGGTTGGCGACAGCCTCCAGGCCATCGCCGCGCGCGAGTTGGGCGACGCCAGCCGATGGCCGGACCTCGCGCAGATCAACAAGCTTCTTCCGCCCTACATCACCGACGATCCCGCGTCCGCCGGTCCCACTGTCTTGCTGTCCGGCGATCCGATCATGCTGCCTGCCAGCGCTCCCACACCGACGGGGGTGGCGGCCGCCGACAGTGTGTTCGGTCGCGATATCGCTCTGGCGCGGGGTCAAATTGAGGCGACCGCTAGCGGCGACATGGCGCTCGTGGCCGGCACGGACAACCTGCTCCAGGCGCTGCGCCACGCGCTGGCGACGGAACCGGGGGAGCTGCTTTTCCATGCACGGTATGGCTGCTCGGTACGTGCGCTGATCGGTCGCGGAGCGGACGAGGTGAACAACCAGCTCGCGGCGGCATTCGTCGCGAGCACCCTGGGCACGGACCGGCGCGTCGCGCGCGTCGAAAACACCTCGGCCACGATCACCGGGGACGCCGTCGCCGTGTCCGCCACCGCAATCACCGTGGACGGTCAGCACCTGCCGGTAGGGATGAGCAATGCCCTTTCAAATTAAGGATTTCCTGTCGATCGTGGCCGGCATGGTCAATCATATGCGGGCGACCTCCCCAAGAATCACCGATTTCAACGTCGGCTCGGTCGCACGCACCATGATCGAGGCGCCGGCCGTCGAGATCGACGAACTCTATCAGCAGTATCTGGCCGGCTTGGTCGAAGGCATTCCGACGGCGATCTATCGGTCGTTCGACTTCCCCTTGCTGCCAGCCGTTCCGGCGGCTGGCCTGGCGCGCTTCACCGGAGCCAACGGCCATAATGGGATCGAAATCCCGCTCGGAACGCGCGTCGCCAGCGATTCCAACATTGAATACCAGACGGTGGAGGCCGCGAGCATCGCAGTCGGGCAAAACGCTGTCGATGTCCTGATTACCGCCATCACTGTCGGCCCCGCCAGCAACGCCCTGCCGGGCGCTGTGTCGCACCTGGTCTCCACGGTGGAAGGGGTGCTCAGTGTCACAAACCCGGCGGCGCTGGCCAACGGTCGAGGCGAAGAGACTGAAGCGGAGCGTAAGCTGCGTTTCGCTGAGTTCATACGTTCATTGGCGCGCGGAACGATCGGCTCGCTGGCCTACGCGGCTCGGCTGGCGAGTGTAACAGACGTTGCGGGCACGACAACGCTGGAGCGCGTGGCGCGCGTGGCGGTCCAGGAGGGGGTCGGGCATGTTGCGGTCTACATCCATAACGGCGTCGGCAACACCTCGGCCCAACTCGCTCAGGCAGCCAGGAACATCATTGAGGGGTACGAGGACGCAAAGGGCAAGTTGGTTCCCGGCTACCGGCCGGCGGGAATGCGCGTCGATGTGGTCGCAATGGCTGAACTGCGGGTTAATGTGACGGTCGAGGCGCAGGTTACAGCATTGTACCAGACCGACGAGACCAGAGCGCAGATTGCGGCGGCGCTGGCGAGCGTCATCCGCTCAACCCGCAGCGGCGGCGACCTGCGACCCGTTGACTTGGTCAACGCGGTGCTGCCACTCCAGACCGTCCAAGGAGCCAACATCGCCACCCCGACGCTGGTTGTGCATTGCCCCTCCAGTGCGGTTCTGATGCCCGGAACCTTGCTGGTGGAGTGGGCATGAGCGCGCTGATGCAAATCCGCCTGCTGTCGCGACTTCATCGGGTCTTTAATCGGAATCCGGGATCGGTGCTGGCATTGCGCCTGAGGTCCGCGGGCGGCCTGCGTTGGACAGTTGCCGGCGACACACTGACGGTCAGTCGACCGGCGCAACCGGACTTGGTGTTGCCTCTGGCCGACAGCAGCATCGGACAGGTGCGGGTGGAGCTGGCGGCGGCTGGCGTGGAGATCGCCTACACGGATCCCGAATTGGACCGCATCGGCGCACAGGCCCTGCTGCCGGGCTCCGGGGACCAGGATTCCAGCAACGGGGACCATCTCCACGCCTACACCTCCATTCTATGGGGGTGGACAGATGCTGTCGGCCGGGTTCTGGACACGGCCAAAGCGGACATCACCGAAGCGCTGAAGCAACTCTCGGTGCCAACAGCGGAAGGCGATTGGCTGGAGCTGTGGGCCAGCTACTTCGGCCTGCGCCGTCGCTCCAGCGAGATCGACCCCGATTTGGCCGCGCGCGTTGTGTGGGAGCCTCGGCGTCCGCGGTCGAACCCCGTGGCGATGCGCTCCAACATCAAGCAGATGTTGGGCGTCAGCGTGCAGACACGGGAGCCCTGGCGCGAAATGATGGTGCTGGGCCGCTCCCGCCTGGGCGGCCCTGATCGCCTGCCAGACGGTCGGGAGTTCTGCTATCACACCCTCCAGCTCGTCTCTCCGGAGTTTCTGGATTGGGACTCCATCATGCGGGAGGCGGAGCTTGACCGGCCAGCCGGAACTCTGCTGATCCCGCCTGTGACGCTGCCGTCGCCCTACCCTGTAGCCATCAACGCCGGTACCGGCGTTTCCTTCGGCGGCGAGGACGTCTACTCCTGGAGAATCAAGGACTACGACGGTCACATTCTCGGCTACAACTTCTACCCGTCAGGCACGTTCCGGCGAAAAAATCCGCAGTTCGCAATCTTTGACGCCTGGGCAGGGTCGAACGACGCGCTGCCGAACCCTTCGACCATCAGCACCCGAAGGACGTTCTGCCGTGGCGAGATCGTCCTCAGCGAACAAGCCCCGCTAGGCACGGCGCAGGCGCGCCTACCTGGGCGGATGCGGCGTGAGCGCGGCGCTCCTATGCGCTTGTCCCACTCGGGCCGCCTGTCGGATTACGAATGGGGTCTGGACTGGCGCCCGATCCTGGAGTGGGTGACGGAGCGCGTGCCGTTCTCGCTAAGCATTGATGCTCTCGACTACCCCCTACAAATCGACGTGTCTCCGGAACAGTGGATTTTCGGTGAGGTCGATCCGCTGGCTAACGCTGCCAGCGCATGGGTGGAGGTCATCGTTTACGTAGAAACGCCGCATGTCTACGGGAGCGGTTGGACGGGCGGTTGGGATTCGCGGCGATGGGGGCACGTTACCTATCCCAATCCGATCGTGAGCGCGAGAATCATCACACTTATTACGACCCCTCTCACCGACAACAATGCCGAGCAATTGATGGATGGTGACGGTAATGCCCTGTTCATAGAGGTTGAAGCGCCATGAAGATTAATGATCTGAATCGTATCAGTAATGGGTTGATGGGTGATGAGTGGGTTCTGATGGTGCAAGCCGGGCTTGCTGTCCTGGTCCCATCGTCTGAGGTTGCCTTGGCGCCGTTCTCGTTGACCATTGATGCCGCTGCGTCACCCCTGGACCAGGCCAAGATTCTGAAGCGCAAAGCCGTGACGGCCCAAGCAACCATGTCGATTAGCAGAATCAACAAATTTCACGTCAGCATCTTTGCTGGGATGCCGGGCGCTCTTCTGGATCCCCTCATTGGGGTGAAGTTCAATGAGGACGTGACGGGGGTGAGAACGAAGCTCAATACGCTCATTGGGGCCATTGACGCAGCAGCAACCATTGAGGAAGTCGACGCCATCGTGTGGTGATGATCGGTCTAATTCTGAATGTCGTGACGCCATGATCGGCTCAAAGGTGCTTGCCCTTGGAGTCGATCATAATGGCTATCCTGACGACGAGCGGCCGCACAGCGATTGCCATTGCTGTTGCGGCCCAGCCCATCCACCTCGCGTGGGGCGCGGGCAATGCGGTGTGGGACACCACGCCGGAGTCTGAACCCACCTCTGCTGCCGCGCTCGTGCAAGAGCTGGGAAGGCGCGCGGTCTCGGTGCTGAAATACTGCATCCCGAACCCCACCGGCGAAATCATCGTGCCGACCGGCCGCTATGCCGAGAGCGTGACGCCGACAAATCACCTCTACGTCCGATTCAACTTCGACTACGCCGATGCTGCCGCCGCGAACATCCGCGAGGTCGGCGTCTTCATCGGCACCGTCGTCAAGGGCAGCTTGCCGCCCGGTCAAACATATTTCGCGTCGGCTGACCTGAACAGTCCAGGCACGCTTCTGGCTCTGCAACGCATCCCGAAAATCGTGCGCAGCGGCGCCACCCGGCAAAGCTTCGAGTTCGTGCTGACCCTGTGAGGACCTTATAATGGCCAACGAGCTACAGGATTATTTCAGCCGCTGGGGGACTGGCGATCACCGCCTGTACGAACGACTGCTTTACCGCACCGGCCACGTCGTCCAGTCGGCGGAGCTGAACGAGACCCAGGAAGCGGCGATCAACCGCTTGCGCCAGATCGGCGACGTGCTGTTCAAGGATGGCGCATTGATTCGGGATGCGCAGTTGATCGTCAACCCCGACACCGGGGCGGCCATCGCCGAGAGTGGCGCGCTTTATCTGCGGGGCGCCGTGCGTGGCGTCCCTCCGAGCAGCTTCACCATCCCGGTCAACGGCACGGTGTATGTTGGCGTCTACCTCACTGACGTGGTGGTGACGGAACTGGAGGACCCGAGCCTCAAGGATCCTGCACAAGACGTTCTGAACTATTCCGAGCCCGGCGCCGCCCGCCTGCGCGTCGACACGGCCTGGGGCTACCAAGGCGACGGGAAAACCGGCGAGTTTTATCCGGTCTACACCGTGGTCAACGGCGTCATCCAGACCAAGGAGCCGCCTCCACAGATCGACGGCGTGTCGGTTGCGATCGAACGCTACGACCGGCAGTCAGCCGGCGGCTACTACGTCTCCTCCGGCCTGAAACTCACCCAACTCGCCGACCTGGGAACTGGTGAACAAGTCTATTCTCTCCAGGAAGGCGAGGCGCGCATCAACGGTCGCGAGGTGCGGCTGACACACGCGCAGCGCTTGGTTTATGCGGCTGCGCCGGACCTGAAGACCGTCATCAGCGAGCCGCACACCGCGGTCGGTGGCGCTGAGCGCGTGAACCTGAACCATGGGCCGGTCGTATCCATCGACCAAGTCGCCATCACCGCAGAGAAAGTGGTCGACGTCACGCACGGCGGATTTGCTGGCGCCCTCGACGCGCTGCCGGATACGCCCGTCGTCTCCATCGTCGCCGTGAACCAGGCCGGCACCTGGAACGGGGCGGCCTTCACCGGCGGCACCACCTATGTTCAGGGCACCGACTATAAACTGACATCCGACAAACTGGATTGGTCCTTGCCGGGCGCCGAAATTGCCCCGGGCAGCGCCTACAAGGTGGTGTACCGCTATATCAAGACGGTTACGCCGTCATCGCCGGACACCACCGGCTTCACCGTCACCAGCGCGGTGCCCGGGACGCTGATCAACACGACGTACCAATGGGCGTTGCCGCGCCTCGACCGCCTGTGCCTCAATGGCGAGGGTGAGGCTGTGTGGCTGACGGGCGTGGCCAGCGACAGCAACCTTCAATCGCCGACCGTTCCTTCCGGCCTGCTGCCGGTCGCCACCGTCAAGCAGACCTGGGGCGCTGACCGGCTGCTGGTCAGCAACGCCATCCGCGCGATTCCGATGAATGAACTGGAGATGATGCGGACGCAGATCGACAATCTTTATCAACTCGTCAGCCTACAAGCGCTCCAGATCAACGTGTCGCTCTCGGACCCGTCCTCGAAAAAAGGCGTCTTTGCCGACCCATTCCTGGACGACGATTTGCGCGATCAGGGTATTGCTCAGACGGCGGCCATCTTCAACGGCCAACTCATGCTCGCGATCGATGCGGACATCTCCGATCCTCGCGGGTCCTCACGCGTTGTCCTCGATTTCGTGCTGGAACCAGTGCTGGAACAGCCTAAGCGCTCCGGCAGCATGAAAATTAACCCGTATCAGGCGTTCTCGCCAGTGCCTGCGCGGATCACGCTGATGCCCGAAGTGGACTACTGGACGCAGACGGTCACTACTTTCACGTCCGACAGCACGCAGCGCTTCCTCGAAACCGGCCATTTCGTGCCGGGAAACAGCACGCTCATCGGATCACGCGTGGTCGAGGATACGGACGTCGTGGTGTCCAGCCAGACCCAAGACACGTTCCTGCGCCAAATCACCGTTACTTTCAGCGCTGACGGCTTCGGGCCAAACGAAGTTCTGACCAAGCTGCTGTTCGACGGCATTGATGTCACGCCGGTTTGAGGGAGGTTTACATGGCAAAGCGGCAAGCAAACTCGGCGGGCGTCGTCACCGGCTCGTTCCAGATTCCACCCAATGTCCCCGGCGGCAGCAAGAAGGTCGAGTTCTTCGGCGCTGGCGGGTCCTATGGGACAGCGACCTTCGTGGGCAGCAACAAGATCACCAACGAAACGCGCCGTCGCGTGCTGACGATCGAACGCAACTGGCACGACCCACTGGCGCAGACCTTCGCCCTGAGCACAGGCCGACACATCGGCGGTGTCGACCTGTGGTTCACTGTCAAGGGTGGCGACGCGCCGGTCCTGGTTCAGATCCGCAACGTCGTCAACGGCGTGCCGAATGGCGACATCTTGGCGCAGGGCATCATCAAGGCCAGCGATATCCTGTTAGGCGGCGTGCCGACAAGGGTCACATTCCCGCTGCTGTGGGTGGACGCGAACGCCGAGTATGCGATCGTCGTGCTGACCGACGACGCGGACCACGCGCTGGCGGTGGCGGAGCTTGGCAAGTATGATCCGGCGAGCGGTTGGATCACTGAACAGCCCTACCAGATCGGCGTCTTGCTCTCCAGTTCCAACGCTTCAACCTGGACGCCCCACAACGACCGCGACTTGGCGTTCCGGCTTCTGGGCGCCCGGTTCAACAGCCTGACCGCAACGGTGCCTCTGGGCTCCATCTCGGCGACCGATGCCTCCGACCTTATCGCGGTCGCCAGCGTCGAGCGGCCTGCCGCAGACTGCAACGTAGACTTCTTGTTCACCCTGCCTGACAACAGCCAAGTTCGTGTGGCCAGCGGACAGGTCGCCAGCCTGCCGACCACGGTGACTGGCGCCGTCTCGGTGTCAGCAGTGCTGAAAGGATCGGCGCTGCGGTCGCCTGTGCTGTTCCCGGGCGTCCAGCCGATCCTGGGCAAGATCAAGGACACCGGCACCTACGTCAGCCGCGCCATTCCGGCCGGAAGCGGCGTCAAGGTCACTGTGTCTCTGGAGACCTTCACCCCCGGGACATCCACGGTCCAGGTGCAAGCGCTGGCCGCCGACGGCGCCACTTGGACACCCCTCACCCTGTCGCTGGCCGCACCGGTAGACAATGGCTGGGAAGAGCGCACCTACACGCTGACAGCGTTCACCGCCGTCAACACGCGGATCAAGCTGACTCTGAGCGGGTCTGCGATCCATCGGCCTCGGGCGCGCAAGCTCCGCGCCTACGTCACGTAAGGGATGGTGAGATATGACCATCATTGATGATCGGACGCCCCACAACAACTGGCCGCTACCGAACAGCGCGAACCAGCTCGCGGACGACGCTGATCGGCTACGATTGGCGCTGACCGCCATCGACGCTGCGCTGGAGACCAAGGCGTCGCTGATGAGCGTCGAGGCGGCCATAGCAGCGCTTGTGGCCAGTGCCCCAGCGGCGCTCGACACGCTCAACGAACTGGCTGCGGCGCTGGGCAATGATGTCAATTTCTCGACGGCCATCACCAACGCGCTTGCGACTAAGGCGACCAGGGACTTAACGAATGTCACGCGCGCAGTGATCGCCAACAAGCTCTACGTTACCGCCTCGGCCAACCCGACGACCAGCGACGATGGCTATCCGATCGGAACGCGCTGGATCAACACGACGACCAATGAAGAGTTCACCCTCGTCGATGCGACGACAGCGGCGGCGAAATGGCGGTCGTTGTCGGCGTTGACTCCAGGAACGTCAACGTTCTCCAACGGAACCCTCACGCTGGATTGGGCGACCGGAACTGTGTTTAGCCACACGGCGACCGCCGCCATCACCTCCATGGTGCTTTCCAACGCCCCGACCGCCGGTGAAAGCTACTTTCTTCTGCGCCTGACCAACGGCGGGGCCTATGCCGTCGCGTTTCCGACCAACTACGCGGCTTCCGGTGGCTTAACGGTCGGGATCGGGACGCTGACAGCGTCCGGTGTTGATGAAATCCTATTCCGTCGCAAAGGTGACGGAAGCGTTGTCAAGCTGTCGATCGCCAAGGACGTGAAGCCATGATCCCCGCTCTCATCGAACAGGAGTTCGCGACGAAAGCCAAAGACACCGTCTACGTCAATGATGTGTTCTCATCTTACACGTACACGGGGAATGGCGTGACACAAGTACTGACGGACGGAATTGACCGAACAAAAGGCTTTATGACTCTGATTAAGAGCCGTAATTCTAATGCCTCTATGGAAAGTTTTGACAGCTTGCGTGGTGTAAGCATGAGGCTGTCAACCCCCGATGCGCAAGCTCAGATAAATGATGCTCCTTACGGAGTGTCTGCTTACGACAACACTGGAATGACGGTTTCAGATGTTACAAACGGTGGTTATGGAGTGAATGGGAACACAGGGACGCTATATGGAGGTGATTATGTTGCCTTGACCTTCCGCAATGCCCCTAAGTTTTTCTCTCAGCGCCTTGTGACCCATACCAATGGAAGCAATACTGTCATTAATTTTTCTGAACTTGGAACTATCGGAATGTTCGTGTCCAAGCCCACGAACATTCCTGGTGACTGGCGTGTTGCTCATCGGGTTCTCACTGGAGCAGGCGGAACGTCCGGCCAATCACTTTTTCTGAATACTATGTCGGCGGCAGTAGGCGCATCCGTCTATATTGACGGAGCGAACGCGGTTATTCATTCTTCAGTGTCGTCTGGCGTGTATGTCGTCTACGCATGGGCGCACAGCACAAGTTCAGACTGGCTTGTGCAGTGTGGCTCCTTCACTCAAACCAGCTCCGACCAAGAAATTGACCTTGGTGGTGAAATCCAGTTCCTATTGACAAGGCCAATTTCCATTAGTTCTAACTGGATTTTGCATGACGTTAGTCGCGGATGCTATATGACGGCAGAGCGCATCTTTTTTGTTAATAGCAGTGCCTCGGAGTATGGTGTAAGTCCTTCCTGGCAGTGTCCCTCGGCAAAAGGATTTATCGCGAAGGCGGGGGGATACGATCCGGGAGTTGTGGTTGCCTACATGGCAATTCGCCGCCCAAACAAGCCCGCCAGCCTTATTGGCGCAAGCAGGGTATTTTGCCCGGTTGCTCGTACTGGCACTGGCGCGGCGGGGACAGTGACCGCTCCGGGGTTTCCGGCAGATTTCTTGTTGACGTTTTACCGCGCTGGAGGCGCATCGCCGGCAATTGTCTCGCGACTTTACGGAAACAACAAGCTAGTCGAAACTGGCAATGCAAACTCCGAACAAACTGGAAGCGCATCAGTATTGTTCGATGTGATTGGCGGTTATGGGTTCTCCGGCTCGTTCATGAATACAAACGGGTCTGCCCAGATAACCTATGCGTTGAAGCGTGCGCCTGGATTCTTCGATGAGGTTTGTTTCGTCGGCAGCGGCACAGCAAGAACACTTGCTCACTCCCTGATGTCTGTGCCTGGAATGTTTATCGTGAAACCCAGAGGCTCGGGAAACTGGTACGTCTACCACAAGGCGCAAGGGGCTGGGTATTACGGGATCCTCAACAGCAGCGACATTTTTACCGCAAGCAGCACCGCCTGGAACAACACTGTGCCAACTGATGCGGTGTTCAGCGTTGGCGTCAGCGCAACCAATTCCAGCGGGGTCGTCTACTCCGCTTATCTGTTCGGCGATACGCCAGGGTTGTGCAAGGCTTTCGCGTATATCGGCTCAATATCGGACGTCTACGTTTCGCTGGGATTCACACCTCGGCTCGTGATGATCAAGCGCACCGACGTCGCAGGAGATTGGGTCGTCTTCGACACGGCTCGCGGCATTGTCCCGACTGGCGATCCAGTGTTTTCGCTCAACACGATTACGGCTGAAAGCAACGCCGACAGCATCGACCCGATTACCGGCGGCTTCAACGCCGTGGCGGGCGGAATAATCAACGCATCCGGCTCGGCGACATATGTCGGCTGGGCCTCGGCATAAGGAACCAGGATATGAGCGTGTATCGAGACCGCGCCACCGGCGAGTATCCGATCACCAGAGAACAGGCCGCAAGCAGATTCCCAGGGGCGCTGCCTCATGAGTGGGACCAAAGTGTCCTCGACCTGTTGGGAATCGACGAGGTGTTCACCGTTCCAGCGCCCATCGTCGGGCCAACACAAACGGCGCGCGAGGTCGCCCCTAAAATCGACTCCAATGGCCGATGGCATCAAGCCTATGAGATCGTCGAGCTTTACGAGAACGCCACTGAGCGCGCTGGCGCGGAACTGGCGCTGTTGCAGGCCCGCGCCCTGGAGATCATCGACACTGCCAACCGCGAGGCCGGCGAGCAGCGGAGCCTGTATATCACGGTCGTGGTTGGCCAAACTTCGACTTATCAGGCCAAGGCTGACGAAGCCAAGCGCTACCTGTCCGATCCGAACCCCGATCCAGCGAGCTACCCCTACATCGTCGCCGAGGCCGAGGAAACCAACGACACGCCCGCTGCTGTCGCAGCGAGCGTCGCCGCCACCGAGGCGCAGTGGACTCTGATCAACGCCCGCATCGAGGCCAAGCGACGTGGCATCTCGGTCAAAGCGACCAAAGCTGTCGACGACAACGACCTCGCGGCGCTGAACGCCCTGCTTCCGATCAACTGGTCGTGAGGCCAGTTGATCGGAAGCTGACCCCGCTCGACGCGGCGCCGTCTGAGGCGGCGATTTGTGAAATCGACATTGCGGCGAGCTGGCCAGGACGGCTGTGTCAAGCGGTCGTGACGGCACTCTGACCTCACGCCAGAAGGGCGCAGATCAAGCTGGGATCGGTGCTGTGGATTTTTCGAAGCTCTTGGATGGCACCGCAGTCTGGGCCTTTGTCAGCGTGGTCGTGACACAGGCGCTAAATTCCCTCTACCAGCGCCAGAAGGTAAAGACCGACGGCCTGGTCGCGGCGCGCCAGGCCGACACGGAAGCCAAGCGCCAGGACAGCGTTGATCGCGAAGCTGCGTTCAAACAGCTCATGGAGGTCGTCAATACCTTGCGGGACGACACCGCCAAACTGCGTGAGGAGTTGGACGAGGAACGCGCCGCCCGCAAGACAGCAGAGGAGAAAGTGACCAAGCTGGGATTCGAACTGCTCGAACTCCGCTCTGAAATGCAGCGTCAGGGCATGAAGGTGCCGTCTGTCCCTATCGGTAGTCCACCGTAACGGCTCCAGGCTACTCGTCGGACCCTTACCCTTCCTTGCCCCCACGCTGGCGGCCCAGCACCACGACCAGGCCGCGGAAACTGTGCGTGTCGTGGCACAGCACCACCCCTTCCGCGCGGTGAGAGTTGGCGAGAGCCGTCCGAGCGTAATAGGCCGCATTTTTTGCCGCTCGATCGAACCTTCCGGCCGGCTTCGGCCAAACGCGCCGCTCCACGCGGCCATCGTCATACAACAACTCGACGTAGTAAACAGCATTTCCTTTATCATCTTTTCCCGCAATAACCGGCCCTATTCCGGCGAGCGTTGAATTTGGGTTCTCTTGTGATGGTGCTCCGAACGCTAGAAATGCGGATTCATTTATTTGTTCATCTGATAACATTAATTGCTCCACGGCAATCTTCCTTTATGGCGTTGTGTCAGCATCTCCGATCAGCGCCGCTCCAAGCCGGAGGCGGCGCGACCGATTTCGAGGGTGAGATAGTCGCGGGAAGTCGCTGAAAGTAAATAGGCATTCCCCTATGCTAACAACGCAGTTCCTACGGCTCGATCCCCAAGCGGCATAGTTCGCGTTCCACATACTCGCGAAGCGCGCGCTCGATAACCGCCTTCTTCGTAGATTTACTGCTATTGGAAAGCCATTCAATCTGCATCATGAGCCGTTCTGGCATGGTGACGTTGGTTTGTTTTCCTAAGTCGTTGCGAACTCCCGGGCGCTGCCACGGGTAGACTTCTTTGCCGGAAGCGCCGGCAATGAACGCCGTTGCCGCAGTGTCGTCGTTTCTGTTGTCTACCGCAGGTTCGCGGCGCGGCACGCCGCCTTTAGGAACGGCCATGGACCACATCCTCCTCTTGCTGGGCGAGCGATTGGAAAACCGCACGATAAAGACGCCGCATCTCGGTGACAGCCTTGGTGTCTCTCTTTTGGACCTCGTGCACAGCGAGGCCTTCGGCCGCGGCGCGGCCATAGGCGGCCCGACCGACCGTCGACACGACATGGTCGAGAGGTAGCCCGGGCACATGCTCACGCATCCAGTCCATGACCTCCCCGGGCGCGGACGCGATGTTCTGGAACGGGATCCGGTTGATGACGATGACGGGCCGGAGCTTGGGATTGAGCATCCGGGCCGCCTCATACAGCGCTTCCAACTTCGGAAGTTCCCACAGCTCCAGCGGATCAGCCGGCGTGGGAATCAGCAGCGTGTCAGCCAGGGTCACGGCGGCTCGAAGCTCCGGCGAATCCTGAGCGCCGGTGTCGATGATCAGGAGTTCATAGCGCTTGGCTTGGTCACGCAACTCCGGTCGGATGTCCTTCCCCGTCAGCGCGACGCAAGGGATGGTCGGTGCTTCAGGGTGAAAGTCTTTCCGGGCGCCCACAAGCTTCGACACGCTTTCTTGGCGAGGATCAGCGTCCAGAAGCAGAACATCGCGCCCGGCTGTCACCGCTTGTGCGGCCAAATTGAAGGCGTTTGTGGTTTTACCCGCACCACCTTTCTCGTTCCCAACGACTACAATTTCTGCGGCCACTATCAGACCTCCTCCAGTTGAACCCACACGATACCTCATTATGACCATAGAGGTAAATAGCTAGGTAGGTAGGTGTCGCATCGCATGAGGAGCTTGCGACCGGAAGGACAGAGTCGGTATAACGCGAACCTGAGGTCGGAACATCACGAACCTATTCCCGCCCCGCGCTGCGGAGTCGGTACATCGCGAACTTCAGCGGAGTGGAGCATGACTACGGAACAGCAGGTGGACCTCTTTCTGGACAGCGTGGTCAACACGCCGTTGCGACAGGATCGCGCTCTGTTGGAGTTCCCGTTCTTCAGCTTGGAGAAGCGACCGCGAATGACGCCGATGGAGTTCTGTGACGGCAAGGTCTCTATCCGCATCGAGCCTGGAGCCAAGGGCGTCGCGACGATATGGGACAAGGACGTGATGATCTACGTCGTCAGCCTCCTCAATGACCGCCTGGAGCGTGGTGCGCCAGTCGACAGGAAAGTCCAATTCGCGGCGCATGATCTGCTGAAAGTCACGGGCCGTGGCACCGGCAAGCGGGCCTATGAACTGCTGTTGGACGCGCTGGACAGGCTGCGAAGCACGCATATCAAGACGACGATCGAAGCCGCAGATCAGCGCGAGCGCCGAGGCTTCGGTTGGATCGAAACCTACCGGGTGGTGGAGCGGGACACTCGGGTCGGCAAGCGGGTCATGACTGCTATTGAAGTTACCCTCAACGAGTGGATGTTCAGGGCTCTGGTGGAAGAGCGTCGCATCCTGGCTATCAGCCGCGATTATTTCGGCCTCACTGGCGGCCTGGAACGGCGGCTGTACGAGCTGGCGCGTAAACACCTCGGCAACCAGCAAGAATGGACCATTGGGCTCGGCAAACTGGCCGACAAGGTCGGCACCGCGCGACCGTTGAAGCTCTTCGCGAGCGACCTGCGCCGGATCATCGAAGCCGACAACCTGCCGACATACCGAATCAGCCTTATCACTCCGATCGGCCGACGCAACATCCTAGACCGCGCGACAGTCCTGTTCGAGCCGCGCGTCGCTAGAGAACCGCATACGCACGTACGTCAAGTGAAGTAGTTCACACATCAGATTTCTAAACAGCGACAAGCCGTCCTGCTCTGTGGATATGTGGATTAGATCGGTATTTCGCGAACCTACCGTCGGTATTTCGCGAACCTCAAGGATCGGTATTTCGCGAACCTACCGTCGGTATTTCGCGAACCTCAAACCATCATAACATGCTGGAAATATGGATGTTTTCAGCCCTGTAACTTTCTAACAAGAGAATCTAACTTTCTAACGCCTGCCGCTCCATTGTTGCGTGGATTACATTCCTGTAATAACTTAGGCACCTAAGGATGTGCTGCTGTGTCGCAGGGCATTGCGATACGCGGGTGGGGTGAACCCGATGCACGCGTCGGATTTCGCAACACATTTTAACTATGACGAAACAACCTGCCGCCTATAGGATAATCCCACGCATCCCAATGGGTCAGATTGGACATCAAGGCGGTGGGGGTATCGGGTGGTGGTCGAGCGGCTGTGGGACAAGTGGAAGATATTGCAGGCGCGCACCGATGCGCTGGCCAGCGTGGTTCAGGTGCCAGCAGAAGACTCTGCACACCACGACAAAGTGTTCATGGAACTCGTAGAGATTGAAGAGGAACTCGAATCCCACCTTCAGTCATGCCCGGATGGACGACTGACCGCTTGCATACGCATATCAATCGCCCTGCGCCACGCTCGCGTAGCAGGCGAGGAAAGCGAGCGACATTGGCTGCTCGTGGCTGATGCTCTCGTCGATCTGTCACGGCCTGAAATTGATCCCGGCAAGGCGCAGGCCGGTTCAATCTAATCGCCCGTGTGCGGCGCCTTCCTCTCTTCCATCCACGCATCCAGGTCCGCAACATCATACCGCTTGCTGCGTCCAATCTTGGCGCTGAGAGGCCCCTCACCACGGGTCTCCAGGTGGCGCAGATGCCGCTCCGATAGGCCGATGTACCTCGCGGCCTCGCGCTGATTGAGATACCTGGGCTTGGCCATCATAGATCCTTCGAACTGATAGGATTGCAGGTAACTAGCTAGGTCGCTACCAACCTACCTAGCGGACTGGACGGCATCAGCCCTGTTGGTAAACGTGGCGTCAGCTTTCGTGCTGAATTTCTTCAGACAATTCTATTGAGGCCGATCCATAAGGACAAAGATCAAAGTATATCTCTGCTATTGATTTGTCATTTGGAAAGCTCCAGCGCAAGTTAGGGTCTTCCGCAACAACTTTTTCACGCGGAACCTTCTTCGCTTCGACAATTTTCCCATGCAGATATTCTCTATCCTGCCGTCTCAGGTAGTAATTAGCGATAATCACATGGCGACCCACCGGACAGGCTTTGCCGCTGAAACGCGCGGCATATGCATATCGGAGCACGCGTCGCGTGCCGTCGCGGATTGCGGCCAGCTCGCCGGGTGTAGCATTCAGCGTCAACGCCCCCCAATCTGCGTCTGGATAGTGGCGACGTAAAATGTCGACCACCTTCAGGACCACCTGCTTTTGGACCTCGGCGAAGGAGCCATTCTCGATCAACCCGCCACGGTGCCCTTCCACGTCAGTCAACGTGGCGACCCACACCCCACGAGCCCCCTGGACCTCCCTGACAATCCGGCCACAGGGGCGGCCGTCGAGCGTAATGTCGGGAGAGGCAACCGAAATACCGAGGCGAGCCGACACCGTGCGGGTGTTGATCGGGCCAATCGGCAGGGTGCCAGTCTTGACCGCAGCACCTGATTCCGTGGGAGTCGGTACGGTTGCCAGCATTGTCTTTCCTTTGTCTGGCGTGGGCGATTTCTAGCCCGACAGACTACGAGGAAGGCGTAGGATCAACAATAGTGATATTGTAAAATCCTACGATGATGGCCGAAAGAAAACGCCTGGGGGGTCAGCCTGGGGTTAACAACATTGTGAAAATGTCGCGGCAGATGGTGGAACAGAAACAGAACGACAGAAAATTTCTACGCAAGAGTGACAGCCAGTACCTTGCAGATCTCCACCGAATCGCGTGAGAAGTCCTCCGGATCGCGCCCGCTCTCAGCGAGCACAGAGGCGGTTCCGTTAGTCAACCCGACCAGATCGCCAATGGCCGCAATCCGCTTGTCCTTCAGCACAACAACGATGTCGCCAGGTCGCGGCGGCTGAGACAAGCTGATGTACGCAAGGTCGCCAGGGCGTAGGCGGCCCGAGTGGCGGGTGATCCACACCGCGACCAGAGGTCCAGCGGCTGGCAGATGGGTCGGCCGTAGAGCGGCCTCCCTCGCCATGGCAGGCTCAATCTGGTCGGTTTCACGAAACAGGGGAACATCGCGCGGGGCTTCCTCCAGGTGGGTCGGCCGGTTCGCAATCCCAAAGGTTCGTGTCCGCGCCAGTGAGGTCCGCGCGCTCATCAACGCCGGGGGAGGGGCTGGCTCGTCCGGAAACCGCAGAACCTCCTCCCGTACACCAAGCACAACGGCCAGCGCCTCGCGGGTATCTCTTGGCAGGTAACGCGGTGTCTTTCGGTGAACGAACTGGTGCAGATAGGCGGCGTTGCGACCGATCGCTCGGCTAACCCCATTGAGAGTAAGGCCCAGCTCCTGCACGCGGTCGAGCACGAGCTGACGCTGGGGCTCCAGCGGCTGCGACATTCGTTCATCCTGTCTGTTTGGCCCCTGTAGGAGCGTCTCAATACATGGTTCCGAAGGTATTTCCAATCGAGGGTCGCCGCAACCCATAGGAACGGGCTTGTCGGCACGCCTAGCGTGGGGTAATCCTACGATCCATGACGAACCTATGCAAAAGAGTTGAGGTGTTCCTACGGGAGTACCCTATGTCCCCGACGAAATTCGGAAGGTTGGCCCTCAAGGATCCGGCCTTCGTCTTCCAACTCCGCACCGGTCGGAAGCTGCGCGCGGCGACCGAAGCGGCGGTGCTGGCATGGATGGACAAATACGAGCGGCAGGCACGCGAGACGCCGGCGCGAGCCGTCGTTGATGACGCCACCCGCATTCTGGTGGTGCAGCCGAACGGCACCACCCCACCTTCATTGTGCGTCTATGGCGATCGCGAGCCGCAGGTTGTCCTGCTGACGCCTTACCGCGCGCTGGAACTGGCTGGAGACCTGATGCAGGCCGCGGTGTCGGTGCTGACGCTAAGGACGGTTGGAACGGAGGCGGTGGGATGATCCGCTTCGAGCTGGACGAGCCTACACCACTTCTGAATGTCGTGCTCCGCATGCACTGGTCGAAGCGCCGGAAACTTGCCGCGCGCTTTGCGTGGTTGATCCGGGCCGCGACCTCCGGACAGCGGCCGGAGAAACCGTACGGTCGCGCGAAGGTGCGGATCGAGCGGCATTCGACCCGCACGCCTGACTATGACGGCATGGTTGGCGGCGCTAAGCAAGTCATCGACTGCCTACTTCCGCTCTCCGTTCGGCACCCGCACGGTCTCGGCCTCGTTGCCGACGACAGCCCCTCCTGCCTGGAGCTGGAGGTGGTGGCGGTGAAGGCCGCGGACCGGCGCGCGCAGAAGACCGTGATCGTCATCGAGGAGGTGGCCTGAAGCGGTCTCTCCAGCGCTGGCAATCCCAGTGCTCATATCAACTTTGATGCCAGGAAAACGTTATGAGCCGCGCTCAACCCATTGCTGTTGTCTCGGTTTCGGGCGGAAAAGACAGCACCGCGACGGCCCTCCGCGCCATTGAAGAATATGGTCAAGAACGCTGCCGCTTCGTTTTTGCGGATACTGGACATGAACATGAAATAACGCTTGATTACCTGTTAAATTACCTGCCGCTCTGGTTGAACGCTCGGATCGACGTGGTGAAGGCCGACTTCGCCAACGACATCGCCCGCAAGCGCGTCTATGTCGCCGAGAAATGGCCCGGCAAGCTGGTCAACGGCAAGTCGGGCAAGTGGGTGCGTCTGGGGGCGGTCGAGGAAGACGATCTGGAGCCGCCGCCCCCGGTCAACCCCTATCTTGGCTCCGTGATAGGGGGGTGGGTCTGGTCGGCGGCCCTCCGGCCGATGTCGGCCGACGAAGCTGCGGAGGTCGTGGCTCGCGCCCTGGAGGTTCTGCACCCGACGGGCGTCCCCTTCCTCGATCTTTGCCTTTGGAAGGGCCGCTTCCCGTCGCGGAAGGCTCAATTCTGCACGCAGCACCTCAAGCGCTACCCGCTTGACGACTACATGGTCGACCTGATCCGGCAGGGTCATCGACTGGAGAGCTGGCAGGGTGTTCGCCGAGACGAAAGCGAGGCGAGGCGCAACGCCGCCGCGCGCGAATGGACACCCGAGGGATGGGAGATCGTCCGGCCGATCGTCGACTGGACCGCTCAACAGACGGTCGATTTCATCCGGGCGCGCGGGGTCAAGCTGAACCGCCTGTATTCGCTGGGGTGTTCCAGGGTCGGCTGTATGCTCTGCATCAATTCAGGCAAGGGCGAAATCGCCAACGCGGCCGCTCGCTGGCCTGAACACATCGACCGCATCCGCAAAATGGAGCGGCTGGTCGGGCAGGCCAGCAAGCGGGGCTTCTCGACCCTGCTCCACCACGCTGATGGCGAAGGCGGCGACGCTGCCCACGCGTACCGCTATTGCAACATCGACGCGATGGTCGATTGGGCGCTGACCAGCCGGGGGGGGGCGCCAGTACGACCTGCTGAAGGCAGCTCCACCTCCGACATGCTCAAGCGTCTATGGGCTCTGCGAGTGAGGGACCAGGCATGACCGATTCCGTTCCAAGCCAAGCCGCCATGAGGGCCCGTGCCCGCCGGGTCCGTCGCGGTGAAACCGTCGAAGCCGAAGCCCGAAAGCGCACGAGCAAGGCGTCGCTTCAGGGCATGTTGCAACTCCCACTCCTGGAAACGCTGGAGGACGCCGGCGACAAAGCCCGGCCCCGCGACCTCTACCACCAACTCGCCGAGCGCTTGGGCGTGCCGGTTGATCTCCGCCAGGAGCGCCGGACCTGCGGCGATGGCCAGAGCTATGTCGTGTTCGAGCAGCAGGTTCGTTGGGCGCGTCAGACTGCCGTGATGGAAGGGCTGATCGCCGACGGCACGCGCGGGATCTGGGAACTGGCCGATCCCGGTCACGCGAAGCTGCTGCGCGCCCGGCGCGGCGTCACGCTGCTGATCTACTCGACCGACCTCGGGGTGGCTCTATGGGCGCATGCCGAGGACGCCGCGTCGGTGATAGAGCGGGAGTCGGTCAACCTCATCCTGACCAGCCCGCCTTATCCTGTGGTCTCGCGCGATTACGGTCGCGTGGATGTTCCGGCATGGCTGGACTGGATGAAACGCCTGACACTGCTGTGGCGCGACCTGCTGACCGACACCGGCACGCTGGCCCTGAACTTGGGCGATGTCCATGTGCCGGGCAGTCCGGCGCTCAGCCCCTATGTCGAGCGCTACGTGCTGAACGCGATCGACGACTGCGGCTTCCACCTCGCCGGCAGGATGCCGTGGTTCTCCCCAACCAAGGTCGGCAACATCCAGTGGACCGCCGCGAAGAAGGTTCGGCCGAAGAACCAGGTCGAGCATGTCGTCCTGCTCTCGAAGACGGCGAATCCATCCTGGGACATCACGCGGTTGCCGCCGGTCCCGTTCAGTCCCAGCACGCAGCGTTGGTGGGCAAAGGCCAAGCGGGAAAAGGGAATGCGCCCCTCCGGTTACGACATTCGCGAGGCAGCGTTCGAACCGAAGGGCGATGGCGCCCTCCCCGGCAACCTGATCGTCGCCGCCGGCGCCCCTGGCTCGGACACTTACAGCCGCCGGTGCCGTGCCGCGGGCCTGCCGGTGCACAGCGCTCGGTTCCCGGCAGAGGTGCCGCGGTCGATCATCTTGACCTGCACGGCGCCTGGGGAGCTGGTCTACGATCCGATGGCCGGGAGCAACGTGACTGGTATGGTCGCGGAAGAACTCGGGCGTCGTCATCTCTCGTCTGAGGTGATGCTGAGATCCGTGCAGGGTGCCGCTCTTCGCTTCGAGGGGCGACCGCAGTTCGCCATGCACGTTAACGGCGCTCGCTTCGATGGTGCCGGACCATGACCGACCCGCTGGCGTCCATCAAATGGAAGCACGATGACCTCGCGGCCGATCTGGCGGCGCATCTGGACGGGCCCGAGCGGCTGGTGTGGACCAACATGCAACTCGGCCCCAGCGGGTCGCCGCGGCCTGACGTCTACACGATTCCCAGGACCTACAGCCTGTTCGCGCCACTCGCCTATGAGGTGAAGGTCAGCGTCCCGGATTTTCGTTCGGACGTCACGTCTGGAAAATGGCAGAGCTACCTGTCCTACGCATGTGCCGTCGTTTTCGCCGTGCCGGCTGGGCTGGTTGGAAAGGGCGACATCCCTCATGGCTGTGGGCTGATGGCGCGGGGCCCTGCCGGCTGGCGGATGGTGAAGGCCCCAACGCTAAAGGTGATGGAGAATCTGCCGCTGCCCGCGTGGCAGAAGCTGATGTGGGACGGTCTGGAGCGGCAGGAGAAGCGGCGGGCGATTGAGCCGCGCAACATCAACCGCTGGCGTTCCGCAGATACAGTATCCAGGCAGATCGGCGGCGACATCGCTGATCTGTTCCAAAACGCGGACACTGTGCGTAAGGCCGCTGCGGAGCTGCTGGGGCTCATCGGTCGGCCGGACAAGGAGGATGGCAGCTACGCGCTCACACGGGCTATCCAAAACCTGTCCTACAACGGACGGCGGGTGCAGAAGACATGGGCGGCGCTTGCCGCTGTGCTGGGCATGGAAGCGGACAAATGGCCCGACTGGCAGGCCATGGAGGAGGCGCATCGGCGCATCGGCCGATTGAAGCCCGGCGCCGATGCGGAAGAGGTGCGGGACCGGATCAATCTCCTCCGGCACCAACTCGACCGCATGGAGCATGATTTGATCGGCGCTCCACCTGCCACCACGCGTGAGCCGCGCGTGAATGACGCGTCGCCCACGAGTGGCGATGGCGTGCCGGACGGTTCCGACACGCCTCTGTTCGCCACGCTCGACGCGCCGGAAGGGGGCTGCTGCTGATGGCCCGTATCCGCTCGATCAAGCCCGACTTCTTCACCAGCGAGGACGTCGTTTCGCTCCACCCACTCGCCCGGATTCTGTTCATCGCCACCTGGTGCGAGGCCGACCGCGAAGGCCGGATGCGGTGGCGCCCCATGACCCTGAAGATGCGGTACCTCCCCGCTGACAACTGCGACATCGAAGAGCTGTGCGGACAGTTGATCCGGCAAAAGCTCATTGTTCTCTATGAGGTTAGAGACATTACCTACGCCTATATCCCGACCTTTACGACGCACCAGGTCATCAACAACCGCGAAGCGGCGTCGAAATTGCCGTCTCCGCCCGTCGCCGTCCAGTCGCCGTCCGATGACGACGCGTGCGGCACGCGTGATCCACGCGTCGGGCACGCGCCGGACACCCCCCTTCCGGGAAGGGAAGGGAAGGGAAGGGAAGGGAAGGAACGTGGTGGTGAAGCGCGCGCGCCCGAACCAACGCCCCTGACCCCTCCAGGATTGCATTCGGCTTCTCCGCCTGCCGGTGACGCCTTCCGTGTGGGGAAGGAGGTCGCGACAATCTTGGGCGTGGCCGATAACCCGAACTGGTTCGGTGACTACACTCGCATCACGACCTGGCTCAACCAAGGCGCGGACGAGGAACTGATCCTCCGCGTGGTCCGCCGGGTGATGCGGGACCGCGCCGATCCAGCCCCTCCCGACAGCCTGAAGTATTTCGACAAGCCGATCCTGCGAGCGATTGCGGAACGCAACGCCCCCATGCCCGAGGTGAAGACCGATGCCCGACCTGACGCCCGCCGTTTCACGTCCGACGACGCCCTCCTTGCCGGCTTCGGTGCAGCCGCTGATGACCGGACGCCCGGGTCGCAGCCGGTTCAGTGACGATGGGGAATACTTGGGGACCGTCGAAGACTGGCGACCGCCGCCGACGCTGCCTGTGGCGGTGCTGGAGGACTGCCGGTCGGCTTTGGCGGTCTACGAACGGGCGCTCGTCCCCATGGAGCCGCATGCGCTGTCCGGACGCGTCGCCAGCATGCTCAAGCACTATTACCAACCGACCGTGGCCAGCCGGGCGGAACAGGCGGTCCAGCTCCAGCGCGTGGTTGCACACGACTGGCACGAAGCGCTGGGCGAGTTTCCCGATTGGGTGGTCACGGACGCCTGTCGGCGCTGGATCAACCGCGAGGAAAAGCGACCGACCCCGGCGGGCATCCGGGCGGAATGCCAGCGGCTGTGCGCCGAACAGTTCAAAACCCGCGACCGGCTCCGCGTGATCGTGGAGGCCAGCGCCCCCTCGCACGAGCGGTCGGCGAACGTCGTCCAGCTTCCAAATCTGCGGCGCGTCCAAGACGCCGGCCGAGAATGAGAAAGGAAATGGGAAAAATGGGAAGTGTTCGGGAAAATGGGAGAGAAACGGGAAATTTCTCGGAAAAACAATGCATAAGCGGCCATTTTGGGGGCGACTGGCCCCGTCTTGCCGCTGATCTGGCGTCGGCGCTGGATGATACCTGGATCTTCCTGTTCATCGCGGCATCGACGGCCGCCAACCAGTGCCGCGCGCCGCTCCACCGGACCCACGCCGAGATGCTGGCGCGGGTGCATCGCGTTATGACGGAGCGCACGCCGCCGGTTTGCTGTCAGCGGTACCCACCTCCCGGTTGCCGATGATCTTGGCCGAGCACGGCTATGACCTGGACGGCCTCCTCGCCCTCACACCGAACCAGAAGGGACAACCCCATGGGTGACAAAACCGGAATCGAGTGGACCGATGCGACCTGGAATCCGCTGGCTGGCTGTTCCTTGGTCTCGCCCGGTTGCACCAACTGCTACGCCATGAAGGAGGCCGCCCGGCTGGAGCGGATGGGCGGAAAGGGCGGGGCGAAATATGCCGGGCTGACCAAGGCGAGCAAGGCGGGCCCGGTCTGGACAGGAGAGGTTCGGCTGCATTCGCCGTCGCTGTCCCAGCCGCTGCGTTGGGGCCGGGCTCGGCGCATCTTCGTGAACTCCATGTCCGACCTGTTCCACGAGTCCGTGCCCGATGAGGCGATTGACCGCGTGTTCGTCGTGATGGCGCTCGCGGCTCGGCACACATTCCAGGTTTTGACCAAGCGATCGGCTCGCATGCGGGCCTACATCGCCGGGTTCTCGTGGGAGCGTGCGATTGCGAGTTGCACCGGTCCTGACGGCGTCTCGGTGATCCCGCGCCACTCGGTTGACGATCTGCGGGGCGCCTTCGGGTTACGGCCGCGGCGCCCGAGCGAAGCCGACCGCTCGGCATGGCCGGTTCCGAACGTCTGGTTGGGCGTGTCGGTGGAGGACCAGCCGCGCGCCGATGAGCGTATCCCGGACCTGTTGCGCACGCTGGCGGCTGTGCGATTTGTCAGCATGGAGCCTTTGTTGAGACTGGTTGACCTTACCAGGGTCGTGTTGAAGCCGTCGGATGCGCCGGAGCGTGGGAAGCCGCCGGTGACGATGAATGCCTTGCGAGGGTGGCACGGCGGCGCCGACGGCCTGACTCGACTGGATTGGGTGATCGTCGGCGGAGAGAACGGGCCGCGCCCGATGCATCCCGATTGGGTGCGGGCGGTTCGTGATGCCTGCGCGCGTGCCGGCGTCGCCTTCCTGTTCAAGCAGTGGGGGAGCTGGGGCTTGTACGGGCCGCGCGACAAAGATGGCGCACTGAAGCCGATCGAGGCCTTCGCGCTGGCCAACGACGGCGCGCTCTACCGCTTGACGGACCTTGCCTACCCCGACGGCCCGCGCCGCAGTGAGGCCATCCGCTCCAACCACGACAGTGCAGCGTTGCACACGGTCTATCGAGTGGGGAAGAGGCTCGCCGGCCAGGAATTGGATGGTCGCACCCACGACGAAATGCCTCCGGTTTACTTCGTCGCGGAAGTTGCACGCATAGGGACGCAGTCCTCTGTGCCGACGCTGGCCAGCGGGTGACGGAGGGGCGGCGAGACACCCCACCCCCAAGATATGGTGGCTGATTATAGTCCTATCTTCAACCGACCTTCATAATCTCTGGACCCCTTGTAAACCCTGGTTTTCTGCCGCCGAGCAAAAACGTCTAATATGATATATGGAAAATCGGCACTTTTCCAAGGCGGACAACTGTCCTTTACCCATTCCTAACGGGAATTGACCCATGAAGCATATCAACCTCGCCCCCACCGGCACCATAAGCGTGCCCGACGTCGGCGATCCGCAAGCGCTCCAGCGCTTCAGTGACCTCGCCTGCGGCATGGTTGAGCGCTCCTTCTTAGCCCGGGGTGCTGCCGATCTGGCCGTGGCCGAGCATCTGACCGCTGGGCCGTCTGGGCCGCCTGCCGCCGTGCAAGTTCTGGAGGGCATGACCATGATGGCCATTTCGGCTGATTTGGTCGCGCGGATCGAGAAGGCGCTGCCGGCCCGGCTGGCGTGGGAGCTGGCCAAGGCTATTGCCACGGATCCCGTCACCGACCGCGAGTTCATCGAGGAGGTGCTGGCCAACCTCGAAGGCGCATGGTCCGCGCCCTTCATGGGGCTGCCGGAGGAGGCATGGCGGCCTGAACTGGACCGGGCGCAGAACATCGTTTTGGGTGGCTTTGTCGGCCGGACGATCGTTACCCCGCTCCACTTGGTGGCCTTGCTTAACCAGGACCTCCTCGACAGCCGGGTTTGGACCTATCCGGATAACGGTGGGTACGACCTTGGCTACAACACGCTTGTGCGCCGCCTCCTCGATGACGGCGAAGCCCATGGCGACCACAACAACACCCTCATCGACCGCTGCGGGGCCACAGCACGCAAGCACGCCCGCCGGGCGCGCCAACGGCTGGCGGCCGCCGGGTTCTATCTCACCCCCCTTTGGAGTGCCGCTTGATGACCGCCGTCCCCTCTGCCGCCCCTTCCGTGGCGCCCGTCGCGGACGCCCCCGCGCGGAAGACTTTCGACGCTTTCCAGCGCTGGTACATCAACCCGGCGAAGCGCCGGCGAAACGAGTGGCCGGAGGATCTGACGGAATCCGACCTGGAGGAGATAGCGGCGCTCGTCCCCCGCTTCCTCCACCCCGACGTGAGCGGGCTCGTGCTGGCGAATGCGTTGGGGGTGCTGCTGGCGCATCTGGCGAAGGAGCGGAGGGCCCATGCCGGTTGTGTCGACGCGATGCGTGAGGCGAGCAATCGGCAGGTCCAGCGTCGGCAGGTCCTGGAGCGGACCATCACCGACCTCCGGATCGACCTGGGGGCCGCAGAGGCTGCATTGGGCCGCCGCACCATGGAATTGGAGGATGCGCGGTTGTGCGAGATGTACCGTCGGCGCCGGGCGGAGGCGCGGGCCGACGACCTGACGGCGTCCTTCGATCTGCGCCAACGGGCGGACGTGCGGGCCATTGAGCGTTGGCAGGCTGCCACGGGCCGGGCCATGGAATGGCCCGACCATGCCGACCTGGTGGTCTGGTTGCTGGAGCGCCTGGAGGCGGCCGAAGGGCGGGCGACCGAGCTGGAGCGGCAGGCCGGCGACCGGGTGACGGTCATGCATGCCGCTGCTGACGAGCTGGAGCGCCTGTGGGTCGAGCACGGCGACGGGGATGCGTCTCCGAAGCTGGTGATGCGTCTGCGCGAGGAGCTGGGCGGGTGCTATCCCGGCCGCTGTCGAGCCTTCAAAGTGGTGGCGGAGGCGAAGCACAAGGAGCGTCTGGAACTGCTGGAGCGATGGGTGGTGCTGCGCTGCGTGGACGCGGAGGCAGAGCGCGACCTGTTGCTCGTGCGTGTCGCGGGGATGGAGCGCGCGGTGGAAGCGCTGAAAGCACCTACCGCAGCCTTTATCAAGGGTCCGGTGAAGCCCAACGACATCGAGATGCTAACCATTGAGGAGGACGCGGGGCAGTTCCAGGTGCCGATGGTGTGGAGTGCACCTGCCGTCGACGTGGTCCAGGCCATGGAGGCAATTGATCCTTTCGTGCGGCACGCGCGACGCCTCCTGGTGGGCTGGGCGAAGGAGCCGGAAGGGTTTGCGTCGGGTGCGATGAAAGTCACCTTCTCCGACCTTCGGCGGATCATCGCACTGTGGGACTCGCTGAAGGCTTCGCCTGCGGCGGCCGGCGGACAGCATCTGACGCTGGAAGACCTGTCCGAGCTGGCCAACGCGCCGGACTTGCCGCTGGACGAGGCCCTGGCCCGCATTGTCTTTGCAGCACTCGATTCCCCGGAGCGCGCGGTGCGCCAAGCGGCGGCCGTGGTGCCGATGACTCTGGATCAAGAAAAGAACCGTTGGGTGGTGGCCCTGCCGACGGACGCCGAGCCGAAGGAGAAGACCCATGGGTGACAAGACCGGGATCGAGTGGGCCGATGCGACCTGGAACCCGCTGGCCGGCTGTTCTGTGGTCTCGTTCGGCTGCACCAACTGCTATGCCATGGGCGAGGCCGCGCGCCTTGAGCGTATGGGCGGAAAGGGCGGCGCCGAAGTATGTCGGGCTGACCAAGGCGGGCCAGGCCGTCCGCTTGTGGACGAGAAAGATCGGCTGTCGGAGAAACTGTGGTGGGCGTATGGGAGGGAGCGGGGTAATGGCTAACCCAAACATTCCCGGCCTTCTGCCGGACGTTCATGATCCGGGTGGGCGCTCGTTCCCGCTGGCGCCCGATGTCGAGGGAACGGCCGTCTTCGGTGGGGAGCGGGACTGCTACCGCTATCTCCTCACCCGTGAATGGTCGCTCGGCGGCCTGACCGCCATGTTCGTGATGATGAACCCGAGCTGTGCTGACCCGCTGCGCGACGATATGACGATCAAGGGCATCACGAGGAAGGTGCGGAGCTGGCCCTGGAAGGGCCTCCCGCGGGCCTTTGGTCGGCTGGTGGTCGCCAATACCTTCGCCTACCGCGCCAAGGATCAGGCGCGCTTGGCGGAGGTGGAGGACCCGATCGGGCCGGACAACGATACCCACATTTTGACGGCTGCGGCGCGAGCCGACCTAGTGGTGATGGCCTACGGGAAGCCAAAGGTCGCCGCCCTCCGCCAGCGCGGATGGGCGGTCGCCGGCATGCTCCAGGCAGCCGGCCATGACCTGTACACCATCGCGGAATCGCACGATGGAGTGCCGAGGCACCCGCTCTATGTCGCGGACAGCATCGTACCGCGGCTGTGGCGGTCCTGGTCGGAGGAGCGAACTCATGCATGACCACCCCACGGTGCCAACGCGGATCGTCCATATGGCCGCCGCTGTCAACGGTGCTGGAGGCGTTTCAGCGGCGTGCTTCGTCAAACCGCGCGCCGTTGATCTGGTCCGTGCGACATGGACACTCAGGCCCGACGCTGTGACCTGTCCGAGATGCCGCCGCACCCTTGTCATGGGGGGGCTGGAGACCGGCCAGCCCCAACGCCTCCAACTTTCCCGTCGGCGCGGTGCCCGGCTGCCGCCCGGAACCGTCAAGGTCGACCGCACGAACAAGCTATTGGGGAATCCGTTCCGGCCGATCGACCCCAAGAACCCGGAGCACGTCGCGGCCGCAGTCGCCTACTATGACCGATACCTGAGCAACCCGGGCGGCGAGACCTTCGCGTGCGGCCCGGAGACGGGGGTGGTGCTGGCCTTCGTGCCGGCTCCCGATCATGCCCGACGTGTCCTCGACGCCCTGCCCCAGCTCCGCGGGCGCAATTTGGGCTGCTGGTGTCGCTTGGGCTCCCCCTGCCACGGGGACATCCTTCTGCGCCGGGCCAACGCTGATGATGGCGCTGGGCCGGTCGTGACGACCTTCTGATCTGGCTCCCATGGGAGCGGTCAGGGCCTGAGAGGAGATCCTGGGTGGCGTGCCGGCGCCGCGGCGAACAAAGAGACCATCGAGCCCTCTCAGGGGTAGATGCGCGCTTGCGGGAAATGGTCTCGACCGTGCCATAGGGCCGCCCCAACCGGGCGGCCCTATGCTTTTCTGGCCAGCGGTCGTGACGCGAAGCTGATGGTCCTCAAGATCGAGGCATTGCACCCACGCACCATCGCAGCCCCAAGGAGGGGCCATCATCATGACCGTTCGGGCCAAATTCCGCTGCTTCTATGTCTATCGGTCCCAGGACGGGAAGACCGAAACCGCCCAGCTCCACGCGGTCTACTCCAGCGACCCGGCCGACCCGAATTACACCTGGTCGACCGCGACGCCCGGCGGCAACCTGACCATGACGATCAGCAACCCCGCCGCCTTCGGCCTGTTCGAGCAGGGCAAGGAGTACTTCCTGGATTTCACCCCCGCCACCTGACTGGCGGCGCGGTGTTGGAAAGGGGGTGTACGGCTGGTACACCCCCTTTTCCATGTCCACAACTCGGTACAAAAGATACATTTCGTACTGAGTTCGGTAGCAAGTGGGCCGCGACGGCGCTATTCCGCGATGGGTCGTGACGGAAGCCTGTGGGTCATAATCGGCCACGACATGACACGCCATGACCACCGAGACAATCGCGTCCCCTTTGAAACTGCTGTCGCAGGACGAGGCCGCCGCATCGCTCCGCATCAGCCGTCGGACCCTCCAGCGCCTTCGCGCATCCGAAGCTGGTGGCCCGCCCTTCGTCCGCATCGGCGAGCGCCGCATCTGCTATCGCGCGTCCGACCTGGATACATGGCTGGCCGCGCAGCAGGAGGCCCGCTCGTGACGTGGCAGCCCAACAAGCATGCCGGGTTGGCGGCGGAGCTGGAGCGGAAGCGCATCGAACGCATGCAGAAGCTGCGAGACCTGAACGCGCGCCATTACCGCTTCCCGGCGGCGGAGAAGCCGGTTGCGGATGAGCCGGAGAAGGCTCGCCGTCGCTGTGCCGTCCGGGCGCCTGAAGAGTGAACGAGGCCGCCGTCGCCGTCGCGGCCCGACAGGCTGGGCTCCTACGGGCGGCGAACCCCTATCTGGATGGCACGGCCGAACATGACCGCTGGGACTTGGCGTGGCTGTTTGCCGATACGGCGTCGGCTGGCGATTCTCCTGACGGCGACCACGGAATGATTGTGCGTAGGAAAGTTCCGTAATATCCTATGTATCGCGGTCGCATCCTCGATCGTTCTCCCACACCTCCAGGCCGGGGCGGCGCATGCCACCCGGTCATTTTTTTGTCTATATACGCACCTCTAAGCGGAATCTTCCACGATTGTGCAACCGCCCTTGACGTAGGAAATGAGCATAGGCATTGTGGGCAAACACAATGGCGAGCGCCATTATTCCTATGGAGTAGGTGCTCGCGCAAGCCGGAGGAGACCCGCCGTGGTCTTCGCCTATCGCCACGGGCCTTGGCCCCCACCGGAGCGCGTTCTCCATGTCCTTAACCCCCGCTGACGAGGCCAGCCGGTCCTTTGCCTCGTTGATCGCCACCCTTGAGGATGGCGATCTGTCCAATGATCTGTCCGACCAGGTGCGCGAAATTGTCGCCGCCCTGAATGACGCCGTCGCCAATCAGGGCGGAAAGCCGAAGGGAACGCTGGTCCTGAAGCTTGATTTCGTCCTGGACAGCGGCGTCATCGAAACGAAGGCCGACGTCAAGGTGACAAAGCCCAAGCAGTACCGTCGCAAGACGGTCATGTACGCCACCCCGGGCAACCACCTGTCCCGGAAGAACCCCAAGCAGCAGGAACTGCCCTTCCGCGACGTGAACGCCCGCGAAACCGACGTGCGCGCCGTCTAATCGCCGGCGCCGTCCGGCGCTGGTCTGCCCTGTCACCTTCATCAGCGAGACAAATTATGGTTCCCACCGAAAGCAACCTCGCCGGTCTCGGCCAATTTCTTCTTCAGCATATGTCCGAAGGCGCGGCTCTCCAGCGCGTCGGCTTTGTCGCCGGGCACGAGGAGCAGGTCGAGATCATGCTCGTGCCCAAGGGGCTTGAGGCCAAGTCGGTCCGGCCCTTCCTGGAGGAATACCGTCAGCGCCCGGATCGCCGCGAAGGCACGGCTGTGATGCAGGACCTGGACTCCTTCATCGCTCTGACGAACCGCTTCAAGGACGACAACACGGCCCTGTTCGCCGATGCGAACGCCCCCAGCCCGTCGCTGTTGGCCGTGCTCGACTATCACGAGCGTGTCAACGTCCCGCCTGCCCCCGACGACACCGAAGGCCTGACAGATTTCCGCCCCGATGCCCTGCCCCGGTTCGGCCGGCACCGCGTCCTGTACGAGTTCCCGCTGGCGGACGAGTGGAAGGCCTGGACGACGAACAACGGTCGGAAGATGACGCAGACCGAGTTCGCGAGCTTTCTGGAGGATCGTGGCATCGACATTTTGCCGCCCCCGACCTTCGAGGGGCAGATTTCGGAGGCCGATGCTCATCTCCAGCGCCTCGCCACGCTGATCAACGGCCGGTTTGCGGGCCCCGAGCGCCTGATGGACCTGTCCCGCAGTCTGGCGGTCCACGAGAACGCCAAGGTGGTCGCGGCGACGAACCTCTCCAGCGGTGAAGGCAACATCACCTTCGAGACGGAGCACACCGACTCCGCCGGTCAGAAGCTGGATGTGCCGAACCTCTTCTGCATCGCCATCCCGGTCTTCGAGCATGGCGCCCGGTACCGCGTCGTGGTCCGGCTGCGCTACCGGAAAGTCGGCCCGACCCTGAACTGGTTCTATGAACTCTACCGTGCCGACATGGTGTCCAATGACGCGCTGCGGCAGGCCTGCGCGAAGGCCCGCGAGGAGACCGGCCTGCCGCTGTTCCTCGGCAGGCCGGAGACCCCGCGTTCCGGCCGCGACTAAAGTCCAAACGGCGACCGGCTCGCACCCTCCCTGTGGGCCGGTTAAACCATATATACCTAGCTACCTACCTACTAAGGATTGCGCCATGTCCCGTGCCCTGAAATGCCCAGCCGCTGCGGTCGCCAACCAGCACATTGCGAACCGGTTGCGCGAGCTGCGCGAGCTGCGCGGTGTCAGCCAACAGAAGCTTGGCGCCGAAGTTGGTGTTTCGTTCCAGCAGATGCAGAAGTACGAGCGTGGCGGCAACCGCATCAGTGCTGGCGCGCTGGTCCAGCTCGCCCGCGCCCTCGATGTTCCAATCTCCTACTTCTACGACGGGTTGGATGGCGTGCACCAGGGCGACGACACCCTGGCCACGACCGACCGGGCGGCTCGGAAGCTCGCGCATCAGTGGTCGTTGATCCAGGACGACGGCGCCCGCACCGCGATCTTCAACCTCTGCCGCGCCATGGCCCCCAGCGCCGTCGCGGGCGAACCGCAGAAGGCGTGACCATGCCGAGGCTGCGCAAGGCCTATGCGGTGATCGTGCGTGGGTACGATGGTTGCGAAACAGTCTTCGCGCCCACGTCCGCCCAGGCAAAGGCCGCCACGCTACGGGTCATGCATGACGTGGGCGCGCATGACGCAAGGAAGTCCCATATGCGCGCCTGCCGCGCCCCCGACAGCGACGTTCTCCTGCCCGACGAACACCGCCTCGTTGCCGATCTGACCCCGAAAGAACGCCACATCATCGCGCATGCCTATGGCTCCGATGTCCCTATGGGGAAAGAGGGCTATCGGAACCACTTTTGCACCGATCCGTCGTCCTCCGACGGTCGCCGGTTGCTCCGCTTGTCGTGGGAGTTCGGGCTGTTCAGCGGGCCGCATGGCGAGAAGGCCTATGGCAACACCGGCATGTGGTGCGGCGCCTTCTTCTTCCTGACCGAGCTTGGCCGCGAAGTCGCCCGCTCGCTGCTGTCCACATACGGGAGACATTGACCATGAACGTGCTCGACACCTCCAAGCCCGTGCGGACCCGTTGCGGTTATCCCGCCCGGATCATTTGCGCCGATCGCCTGGGCCTGTACCCGATCATCGCCCTGTACCTTCACGACACGGGCCGCGAGCGGACGGTCCACACCATGGCCGATGGCAATGCGGGCACCGATGAACACCCGCTCGACTTGGTCAACGTCCCGGAGAGCGAGGCCATCTATCCCGTGAACCCGCTCCTCCAGCTCCTGGCCGATCCGAGCCCGGAGGAGTTCCGTCGCGTGGCGTCCCGCGTCGAGGAGGCCATCGCCAACTCCACCACGCCGGTGGACGACGCCGGCGTGGCCCTCGCGATCATGATGGGGATGATGCAGGAGGTCCGCTCCAGGGTCTCCCTGCCGCTGGTATTCGAAGGCGCCGTGACCGAACTGGCGCGGCTGCGCGCTGGAGCGAGCTCTCAGTGACCAGTCGCGCCTACTACAACGAATACGATCCTTTCGCAGCACGTTGGCTTCGGAATCTGATCGCGGCAAACCTAATCGCACCCGGTGACGTGGATGAGCGCTCAATTGTCGATGTTCGGGCCGACGACCTCGTCGGATACACCCAGCACCACTTCTTCGCCGGGGTTGGGGGGTGGTCGCTCGCCCTCCGTTCCGCCGGGTGGCCCGACGACAGGCCAATCTGGACCGGCTCCTGCCCGTGTCAGCCGCTTTCGGGCGCGGGACAACGAAAAGGCCATGAAGACGAGCGACACCTCTGGCCCGCTTTTTTCGACCTTATCGCCGAGCGCGGTCCTTCAACGATCGCTGGAGAGCAGGTTGCGAGCGCGGATGGGCGCGAGTGGTACTCTGCTGTACAAGCTGACCTGGAAACAATGGGATATGCCTGCGGGGCCGCCGATCTGTGCTCTCCGGGCGTCGGCCTGGAGTGGCAAGCCACAGCGGCAGCACAATGGCTGGACTGGGCCATTCTGCATTGTCCAGATCCCAACCTCGCCTCCGAAATGCGTCATTTTGCCGATTGGGCTGGCCGAGAAATTGTCGCAGGCGCTCCAAACATTCGCCAGCGCCTGTACTGGGTGGCCAACCGCGCGGGCGACCGATGGGGAGAAGAATACCAGGACCCTGGAAGGCGCCTTAACCGAAATCAGCAGAAAGGGGAGCCCTCAGGATCTCTGCCAGGCGGCCCTGATTTCGTCCTGGCCAACGCCACAAGCTCGGGATCATTACCCGGCACACTCCGCAGAGTATGTGGCGCTCAAGAAGGGGCAGGGGCATGGCATGGCCAATCTCAACGACGTCACGATGTTGGCGGCGTGGCCCACCCCCCAAGCGCAAGACGGATCGGGCGGGGGGCAAGCCAAGCGAGCGGCGGGATCGGAGCGACACGGTGCGAATCTGAACGACTTCGCCATGCTGACGGGTTGGCCAACTCCGACGGTCGGGAATGCCACAGGCAACCAGGCGGCCAAGCATGCCAGTTCAACGGGGAGGCGGCCGGACGGAAGCAAAGCGACGGTCAGCCTGAATGCGGTTGCCCAGATTGCCGGTTGGCCAACGCCCATGGCGGGGACGCCTGCACAGAAGGGGTACAACGCGGCGGGGAACACGGACAGCAGCCGGAAGACGGTGGAATTGGCAGGGTGGAGCACGCCGACTGCGAGGGACGGGACGCGGGGCAGCCTGCCGCCGAGGCCGACGGACACCGGGGTGCCTCTGGATCAGATGGCGGCGTTGAGCGGGTGGGCAACGCCCAGCGCGACGGACGGGGAGCGCGGCGGGACGATCACCGAGAACATGACGGGATCGTCCACGGCGCAGCAAGCTCGCTTGGTGGGCTGGGCGACACCGGCAGCAAGAGACTTCCGCCACGCGAACGCGACGCCGTTTGCAGATCGTGGGGGAGGGACGAAGGGGGAACAACTGAACAATCAAGCGGTCCATCTTCTAACGTTGCGGCGCACGAAGATGGACGGCCCGGCACGCGTCACGGTGGATGGGGAACTGTTGACTGGCTCTTCTGCACAGATGAGTGCTGGCGGCCAGTTGCACCCAGCACATTCCCTTTGGCTTCAGGGATACCCCATCGTGTGGGCCTCCTACGCGGCGCCGGAAACGCGATCAACCCGGAACTTGCAGCCGAGTTCATGAGGGCTGTGATGGATGTCGTGGATCATGACGTCTGACGTTTCAATGCAACCTCACCCTCCTCCATTCGCCGACCTACCTGCTGGCAAGCGTTACCCCGTGATTTATGCCGATCCGGCATGGTGGTGGAAGTCGTACAGCGTGAAGGGTGCGGGCCGGAGTCCGGATCGGCATTACCGATGCATGTCGCTGGAGCAGATCAAAGCCCTGCCGGTCGCCAGCTTGGCGGCCGATGACTGCGTGCTGCTGATGTGGGCGACTGACCCGCTGCTGGACAAGGCGTTCGAGGTCATACGGTCCTGGGGCTTTACGTACAAAACTGTCGGCTTCTACTGGACCAAGGAGAATGCCGACGGCTCGGATTTCATGGGGGCAGGGTACTGGACGCGGGCGAATCCGGAACAATGCCTGTTGGCCACACGCGGCAGGCCCAAGCGTCTGAACGCGGATGTTCGCAGATGGGTCAGCTCTCGGCGGCGGGGGCACAGCCGCAAGCCTGATGAGATCTATGGCCGGATCGAGCGGCTGGTTGGTGGGCCGTACCTGGAACTGTTCTGCCGCTCCGGCGCGCCCGGATGGGATACATGGGGCGATGAGGTTGGGAAATACAAGGTCGGAACCTAGCCGACTAAGACGCGAGTCCAGGGCGTTTTGCGACGTGGCGCAATCACCTCTTGAGAGAAAATGCAATGAAATCAGATTTCACCGGGTCCGATTACGGCCATGCCATTCCGGCTATGGAGCATGTGCTTATCGAGGTCGCCATCAACCAAGACGCGCCAGTTCGTTGCGCGGAATGCGGATGGTGCGGTCACGGGGGCGATCTCGGTCCCAAAGGTGAATGCGGTAGCGGCGAAGAATGCCAGGGCCGACCAGCGGAAATCATCGACCAGCTCGACATGATCCAGGCTTGGGCGGACACCGACGGCGTGGTCTGTGGCCCGCAGCTTGTCGCCTTGGGGCTTCTTGAGCCAATCCCAGGGACTGAAAAGGAGGCCCGTGAAGAGTGGGGAGCCGAAACGCTTTGGGACTTGACCGTCGAGGGTGAGGCTATCCTCCGCGACGCCCGCGAACAGGCCAAGCTGCGGGATGAGTTCGACGCGCTGAAAGAAGGCACGCTGCCCCGCCAGACCGATGGGGATCGGTCATGACCCGAAATGACGCGCGCGCACTCTGGACATCCAGCGGACTGACCTACGAAGTCCTGACCCCGGCGACCGCGCGCCGCCTCATCAGCCTGATCGACGCCGAAATGCGGGCATCCGGATTGATGGACCGGACTTATCGGATGCGCCGCAAATGGGCTGATCGTGGATGCGTGGCCCTCCGATGCAAAGCTTTCTATTTCGACGACCGGGAGGCCGTGACCTTCAATCCGGATGGGTTCGTCGGCTTCGCCGGTTGGGCAGACGATGAAAATGTCGCTCCGGTGCTGACCGGCTTTCAACGCTGGATTCTCGAACTCACCGCCATGCAATCCAAAGGAGCGCCGAGATGGACGACAACACGATGACGCTGTACGCGGCAACCAAGCATTTGGATGAACAGCTTTGCCGCTGCATGTTTGATCCGAAAGATGAATCCGCTATCCGTTCGGTTCTGGATGCGCTCAATCACCCCCAAGGCGTGACGGCCCCCCACGACGCCCTGGAGCACGACCGCGAGGTGGTGCAGGAAGGTTGGGCGCTGGTGCCGGTCGAGCCAAATCCCGAAATGTGGACGGCAGGGGCTGTGGAACTCGAAAGGTGGCGCAGCGAGACGGGTTACGCCAGCAAGGGCGATGCCGCCGTTCTCTGCCACCGCGCCATGCTTGCCGCCGCCCCGCCCGCGCCGTCGCCGTGGCGTCCGATCGGTGAAGCCCGCAAAGACGGATCGACTATCTGGGCTATGATGCGGCGCGACATGCCCGGCAATTTTGCGGGAATTCAGTTGCCTTTGCGTCACCCCGGATTGGCTGACGACGGGTTCGATGTTGGATGGAACATCGCGGCCCCAGTCGGTCATGGGGGATTCTCTGACGAATGGATTGCCGGGTGGATTTCCCTCCCCACCCCTCCCGTCGCGGAGAAGGCCGGTGAAGGCGCGGAGGGGTGACGCCATGGAAGCCGCGCTTGCCTACCTAGGAATTTTCATATTGGCCGGTCTTTTTGCTGCGTTCATCGCCGCAGGGCCAACCAATCGTGACGAAAAGGACCAGCCATGACCAACCCCACCCCCGAAACGCCCGCTGCGACCCAGGGCGACGACACCCCGGAGAGCGTGATGGCTAGGCTGCCTATGCACCCCAGCCAAAGGAGGGAATCCGTGGATGACCACCTGACTGCCGGTCACGTCGTGGACATGTGTCGCGTGATCGTCCGTGGCCCGGTTGACCGTGAAGTGCTTCTCGCCGTATGCGCCAAGGAGCCGGACCCGGAAGCCGTATTGGCCGCGTGTGTGAACGACATGAAGGCTCGCGGACTGCGGTTCAATGGCGAGACCTCCCGAGAGGCGGAAGTCATGCGCGACCTGCTTGACGCCCTGAATGAGATCAACCGGGTGACAATGGGAAGTCGCGGCCCACAGTCTTCCCGCGATTCTCTTCATGCCGCGCGCCGACGTCTGAGCGCGGCAGACCCTATTATGCGTGAGGCCGCGCGGATGCTTAATAAGGCGAGGCGAGGTGATGCATGAATGATGCTTTCCGCAACTATGTGTTCGGGCGCTCTTTCAGAATTGATCTATCTGAGCGTCATGTTGAAACGTTAGCGAGTCTGTGTAAAGGCGATGCAATCGCATCCTACGGCTTCGGTGGAACCCAAATGCATGGGCTTCTCAGGCGTGGTCTCGTTGAACATTACGCAGACGACGTAAATCACACGCGATATCGTCCTACCAAAGCTGGCATTCTGGTCTATCAGCTTCTGGTCGAGGCTGGAGAGTATAGCGCGCTGGAGGCCAAGCGACAGGAGGTGCTGGAGAGGGAGAGCGAGCTGCACCGTCGGGAATGGGAGGAGCGTCATGCCAACGTTTCGGTCCGCCTCAAGGACCGGTATCGCAAGGATGGTGCCGAACCGTTGCTGACGGCTCCCGGTGGTGTCGAAGGATCGGTCTGATGCCGGTTGATGATGACCAACTCCCTGGCAATGTCCTCGTTCTGCCGGTCAAGCGGAAGGAGCCACCCGGTGCCGACGCGCCGTTCCTGGTGGTCGAGAGCCTGGGCGAGTGCTCGCACTTCGGGCCCTTCGTCGTCAATGAGAAGGAGGACACCGTCACCTGCAAGCAATGCGGGACGCGGCTGAATCCGATGTACGTCCTGAAGCGTCTGGCGCTGGAGGAAACGCGCTGGCACCAGACGCGGGCGAAGTATCAGGACGAGATGCGGCGGTTGATGGAGCGCAGCCGGACCAAGTGCCACCACTGCGGCAAAATGACTCCGATCAGCCGGGGTTGAGGAGGAGCGCATGCTGCCGAAAAGAGGGTGGAGGTGGATCAAGATAAAGGGTGGGGTCGGTGTGTGGCTCGCTCGATCAAGCGACGGCCTTTGGAGCTGCGGCGGGGAACCTCTTCCGCGCCTCGTCATGGGGCATGAGCGGCTGGCCAGCGGTCGCCACGTTTTTCGGATCGTGTGCGGCGAGTTCGCTGGCGCCGTGATCTTCGACCACGGGCGATTCAAGTCAGGAGGGGAGCGCGATCAGCCTGCAACGTGACAGGAGATGACAAGGAGCGACGTCTGGCGTAAACTCAGGACATAATCTGTATTTTGTACTGAGTTGAGCCGGGCGTGATCCTGGTCAAAAGTCCAGGGTTTCCAAGGCTTTCATCTTCTAAGGGCTATTCAACGTCCCGGCGGGAAACGAGCCGACAGGACTACAGTCACAGGATGAACGCATGGTGAGCTTTTTGAAGACAGTTAAAAGGCATGGCTCCACGCGGTCGCGTGTAGAGGATGTCGAGCGAGACAAAGCGCATGGGGAAGCATCGGACCTTTGCGCCAAACTGCGCGAGCGGGGCGATCCTGTCAGTTTGGACGCTGCGGCGATGATTGAAGGCACGCTCGACGCGTTCACGGGCTTGGTGTCGGCTATGCAGGATCTGCGGAAGCTGGCTGAGAATCTGGAACGCAATCTCCACGACACTCAGGCACTATTCGCGCGCGTGCCGGCGGAACACCGGCTGCGCGCAGCGGGCCTGACGGAGGACATGCGTCATGGCTGGTAAGCAAGCGAAAATCCTCTCTGATGCACAGGTCGAGCGGATGCTGGCCTGGTGCGAGACCGCGCGCTACCCGCTGCGCAACAAGGTGGTGGTGCTGCTGTCGGTGAAGGCCGGGCTCCGCGCGATGGAGATTGCCGGCCTCTGCCGCTATCACGTCACCGACGCGCTGGGCGCCGTCGATGATGTGATCCACCTGGAGAACCGGATCTGTAAAAAGGGCTCCGGCCGTTTGGTGCCGATGCACCCGCTCCTCCGGGATGCGATTGCGGAGCTGCTGGGTGAGGACGATGCGTCGCCGGCATGGCCGCTCGTGCGGTCGGAGCGGGCGGTGCGGGAGGACCCGCACGAGCCCGGCACGGCATGCGTTCAATCCATGACGCCCCGTTCAATCGTCCAGCTTTTCCAGGCGATGTACCGGGCCTTGGGCTTCCATGGGTGTTCCAGTCACTCCGGTCGGCGGACCTTCATCACCCGGGCCGCACGGCAGATCAGCAAGGCGGGCGGCTCGCTGCGCGACGTGCAGCAACTGGCCGGGCACTCCAACCTCACCACCACACAGCGGTACATCGAGGGCGATTCCGATGCCAAGCGGCGAGTCGTGGCGCTGATTTAAGATAGCTAGGTAAGTAGCTATCTAGGTATATAGGTATATAGGTTGCTATTCTCCCACTGGCGGAGCTGGATCGCGTGGTCGCCGCGAAGGACCTGTGCAAGATGGCGTTCTCGTTCGGGTCGTGACGGCCTCATGGAGGGGTAACTCTTCCTTGGAGGCCACCATGTTCCCCAAAATCCTCGCGTTCCTCTTCAGCGTCGATTGGCTGCTGCTGGCCCGTGACCTGCTCGGCGCCTTCGTCGTCGGCGCCATCCTCTATCGCATCCGCGGCGGCTGGTTGGGCCGCTACATCCCCGGCGGCACCCTGCCAGCCCGACTGATTTGGGCCATACCGACGGGCGTTTTGGTCGGCTTCCAGCTCGACCATGTCGCTGTTGGCGTCCTGACGGCTGCGCTTGCCTTTCTGATGCTCCTGAACACCCATGGCCGCTGGATGGACATCGCCCATATCGACGGTCGGCTTTCGGACGATCTGCACGCCATGTCCGCCGTCGGTGTCGAGCGGCTGTATGGGATGCTCCTCCCCATCGGCTTCGTGATCCACCCGGCGGCGCTGCTGCTGGTGCTGGCCGGGTTCCTTCAGGGACCGCTCTACTGGTTGGCGTGGAAACTGCCCGTCCTGGATTCCTGGCGTGCGGCCGGCGACAAGGCGCCCGTCGACGCGGAAACAGCCTGGGGCGAACTGCTGTGGGGCGGGGTGCAGTGGTGCGCGCTGCTGCTGGCCTGCCGAGCAGCCTCCAGCGCCCTATAGGCGGTCGTGACGCGACACTCGTGGGGTACCCATCTCCCTCACGAGGCTGCTATGCCCCTCCCCTTCTCCGGCGCCGCCCGCCCGCTTGGCGCTGCCGACATGCAGTATGTTGCGACGCTGTTGGGCTGCGATCTTCCCGCCGTGCAAGCCGTCCTGACCGTCGAGACCGGCGGCTGTGGCGGCTTCCTTTCCGACGGCTCCGGCCGCCCGCGCATCCTGTTTGAGGCGCACAAGTTCTCGGCCGCGACCGAAGGTCGGCATGACGAGACCCACCCGGGCATCTCCTCGCCGTCCTGGAACCGCAAGCTCTACAAGGGCGGGGCCGGGGAATACCTCCGGCTGGAGGAGGCTGTCGGCCTCGATCGCGCCGCGGCGCTGAAATCCGCGTCCTGGGGCATGTTCCAGGTTTTGGGGGCGAACTGTCGCGCCTGCGGATTCGCCGATGTCGAGGAATTCGTCGCGGCCATGGCAGAATCTGAGTTCGCCCAACTCCAGGCATTCGGCGTGTTTGTGCTGCACGCTGGGCTTGCGCCAGTGCTTCGCGTTCATGATTGGGCAGCCTTCGCCGAGGGCTACAACGGTGCTCGGTACCGTGAGAACCAGTACGACAGCAAGTTGGCCGTCGCTTACGCTGAAGCCGTCGAGCGGGCGGGTGCGACGGCCGCTCGACAGGTTCAGGCCATCCCGACGTCGTCGGTGTCCGCCGTTGCGATGCTGCGCATCGGCGCGCGTGGCCCGGCGGTCAAACGACTGCAATCCGCGCTCAATCGGCACGGTGCGGACTTGGCCCTTGATGGAGCATTTGGTCGCGCCACCGAAATCGCAGTCGAAAAATTCCAGATCGACCATCGTCTTGTTGCGGACGGTGTCGTCGGGCCGAAGACGGTCGCCGCGTTTGATGGCGACCTGGACTGAAATCCGAAGGCCTCTGCGGAGGTCGGTCACAACATGCACCTGACAATGTGAGGTCATCATGCTCGGTTTTCTCATGGCGTTGCTGCCGCTAATCCCAAATCTGATCGGCTTGGCCGATGAAAAAGCCGGTAAAGTCGCGGGGGCCTTGGTGCCGGCCGTGCAAGCGCTCACCGGCCAAACGGAACCGGAGGCGGCTGTCGCCGCGCTCAAAGCCGATCCCACCCTCCTACTTCAGGCGCAGAAGATTGCGAGCGACGCGCTACTGGCTGTCGAGCGTGAGGACACCGAGCGCTTACGGATCGTCAATGAGACCATCCGCGCGGAGGCCAACAGCGCTGACGAATACGTGCGGCGCTGGCGACCGTATTGGGGCTACTGGTCGGCCCGAGCATGGGTGGCGCAGACGTTTGCTGTCTGTATCTCTGTCGTCGGCGCCACCATCGCCGGTATGATGGGGCATGCGACGGAGGCGCGAGAAATTCTGGCCGGGATCGCCTCTCTGGTCGACGCCATGACCATCCCGTGGGTGACGTCGCTCGCGGTGCTGGGCGTGTCGGTGGTGCAGCGAAGCAAGGACAAGAACGGCGGCAGTCCTCTCGACTTGCTGGGCATGCTTGGGCGAAAAGGCAAGCCATAGGATTTTCCTATGCAATCATTCATAACAGCTTGACAAAAATAGAGTGGCGCATTGCGTCACCCTATGTCCGAGTGATATTCCTATGCCCTACGGAGTTACACCGATGGGGCAAACCATGGAACTGGAGCTGTTCCGCTGCGACCGGCGCGCACTGAGCCTCACCAAGGTGAGCTGCGCTGCGTCTTGGCAAGCGGCGGAGCGCAAGCGTCCGGAGCCGTGGGAAGGTCGTTGGCACTGTCGGACCTGCCCCATCGGGGCAGCCCATGCTGGCAAGCCGCTACCGGCGACTGCGGCCACCGTAGAATCACTCCAGTGTCTGTGCCCTCGCTGCCAGAGGCAGGCCTCGCGTCTCATCAACGGGCGCCTGTGCGTCTCCTGCTACAACCGTGAGCGCGAGGCACTGCGGGGGCGGAACGCAAAAGGCGGCGTGCCGCGGCTCACCGCCATTCTGCATGACGACAAGGTCCTGATCGTCCGTGACGGCATACTGCGCCTCCATGTCGTGCGCCGCGTCACCAATGCGGCGGAGAGCATGCTGGTGCTGGGCAGGGCGGCGACCGGATCGGGATCTCTGGCGTTCAGTCGGCCAGCGGCGCCGCTGGTCCGCCACCCACGGGTGGCGGCTGCCGCTGCGGTCCAGTTGGAGTTGGGCCTGTGAGGGACAGCGGCTGGACACTCACCCCGCACTGTTGTCGGCACTGCGGGATCGGGCGTGTGCTGGAGCGGGATGGCACCTTCCGATGCTCGCTCTGCGGCGTCGAGGCCAAAGGGCGCGTCGCCGCGCTGTGCGCCTGTGGCGTGCCCGGATACCGCTGTGCGCCGAATCCCATGCGCACGGCGGCCAATCCCTACGAAATCCTTGCCCAAATGGTCGAGGAGACGGCGGCGGACAAGTTGACGCGCAAGGCAAGGGGGCCTGTTGCCGTGGATGGAGGTCTGTTCGGTGGATGAGGAGCTGCCGCCCGAGGAGTTGTTCGAACTGCCGACTGACGGTCAGGACGAGCCGCGCGAGATTGCCGCGCGCTTGGTCGCCGATCTGCCGGAGTTCGTGTTTCTGCGCGAAGGAGAGGCGCGGTTGCTGTTCCTCATCCGGTGCGAGCCGAAGGTGCGCCAAGGACGCATGATCCTGGGCGAATGCTGGCGGCCCGTCTTCCAAGGATCGACCAAGCCGTTCTGCACCTGGATGCTGGCGTGCATGTTCCAGGGAGTGCCGGACTATATCATCACCCTTGATAAGGGGTGGTGGAGCGTCGCCACGCCGCGCCAGCGCGAAATCCTGGTCTATCACGAGCTGTCGCATTGCACCGTGGCCCTCGATAAAGAAGGCGAACCCAAATTTCGGGATGACGGTCGGCCCGTGTGGGCCATCGCCGGACACGACATGGAGGAGTTCAATGCGGTCGTGAAGCGCTATGGCGCGTGGGCTCCCGACATTCGCAGCTTCATCGACGCTCTTCGGCAAGGTGGGGCAATCTGATGGCGCGGAAGGAAGATCGGGCAGAGTTCGAAGCGCGAGCGCTGAAGCTGATCGAGCAATACGGCGATCAATTCGACCGGGCTGGCTTGGTCGGCGAGTTCAAATCCCGAGGGATCGGGCAGAGCACCCTCTATCGCTGGCTGGACGCTCTGGAGAAGAGCGGCCGCGCTGGCGCCCACCTCGGCAAGGTGGTGCAGCGGGAGGCCGAGGCGCGGGCGCAGCGGACGGCGGACCCCGCCGCCGATGCGGCGCGGGAGGCGGTCGAGGTCCTGCCGCCGATGCCGGATGTCTCCACACTGGTCGAGACCGGCGGGGTGGTGTCGGTGGTCGACAAGCTGCGGCAGTGCATCGCTATCGCCGAGGAGCTCATGGCTCACTCGCGGACTGAAGAAGGGAAGCTGCGGAACGTGAAGCTGCTGCTGGCGGCGTCGGAACACCTGCGGCGCTCGGCACAGACCGTGGTCCAGCTCCAAGAGGCCATGCTGGCGGTGGTGCATGTGGAGCGATTCCATGAAGCGATTTTCCAGGTGCTGCGTGAGGAGGACCCGGCCCTGGTCGAGCGCATTTTGATGAAGTTCCGGCAGGTCAACGCGCAATTCGGAATGTAACGACATGGCGGTCGGGCGGCAGAACCCTCTGGAGACATCACGGGCGGCGCAAAACCGCATGATCGCGGCTCTGGAGCGCGAACTGAACCTGACCACCGGTGCCCTCAAGAGCCCGATCCCGCCCGGCATGACGTTCCGGCAGTGGGTCGAGAAGCTGGGGGACGAGGGGATGAAGGTCGACGGGAAGGCCTTCAAGCTGGATGACCGCCCGGCCATGGCCTGGATTTATGACCAGGTCCCCAGCACGGAGGACGAGGCCTATCGTTTCGTGCTGGTCCTCCAGAAGTGCGCGCAGGTCGGATTTACCGTCATGGAGATGTTGGCCACCATCTACCTGGGCCTCCGGTTCGGCCCGGCCACCGTGGGCATGTTCTTGCCCGACATGAACCTCGCCGGGGTGAAGTCGACCGAGCGCTTCATGCCGATCGTCCGGTCGGTCCCCTCCGTCCATGCCTTGATGACGCATGAGGCGCAGGATGGCAGCGGCCGCAAGGCGGGCGAAGGCAACGTGACCCGTCGGCGCGTTGGTGAGGCGTTGTTCATCTTCTCGTGGACCTCCGGCCGGGCGACCACGGAGTCGATCCCGATGGATGTCCTCTCCTTCGATGAAGTCCAGGAAATGAGCCTGGAACAGATGGAGAAGACGCTGGAACGTCTGTCGGCTTCCCCGATCCGCTTCGTGCTGATGGGCTCGACGGCCAACTGGCCAGATTCCGATATTAACCACTGGTACAAGCGAGGGTCGCAATACCGGTTCCACACCGAATGCCCGGAGTGCGGCCGGCGCAAACCTCTGGACGATTATTTCCCAGCCTGCATCAAATGGGACCCGATCCGACACGCTGATCGGTATGTGTGCGAGGCTGGTCACTGGATCGATGATCCGCAGCGGGGGGCCTGGATCGCGGACAATCCAGACGCAGACCAGCCGATCGACTACGCGATTCCGAAGAAGGATCGGCCGCTCCGCATCCGCAGCATCCATTTCCCGCAGTTCCTCTCCCCGACAATTTCCGCCGGCGAAATCCTGTATGCCTACAACTCTGCCACGGACCTGAAGAATTTTTACAATCGAAAGCTGGGCAAGCCATACCTCGATCCCAGCCAAGTCCCGGTGACGCTGGAGCATTTGGCCGCGTGCGAGAAGACCGGCATTGCCGCCGGGCTTGTCTGGAAGACGCGGGCGCAAGGCACGTTCATGGGCATCGACCAGATGGGCAATTTCAACTGCGTGATCATCAAAGAGCGCCTGCCCGACGGTCGGCAGGCGGTGATCCATGTTGAGGAGGTCTACAGTGAAAATCCCTTCGCCCGCTGCTCGGAGCTGATGGAGACCTATGGCGTCGCGGCGTGCGTGGTCGAAATCAACCCGAACTACAACGACGCCAAGCGCTTCGCCAACCGCCACAAGGGCAAGGTCTTCATCTGCGATTCTTACGGGTCGCTGAAGGAGGGCATGATCCAGTGGGGGGATGCACCACGGCTCGATGTGTCCGAGCGCCGCACCGCCGAGGCCGAGCGCGACCGCTATACCGTCCGGCTCGACCAGTACAAGTGCATGCAGGTCGCCATGGCCCGCCTCACGCAGACCATCTGCCTCTTCCCCGACCGTCAGGGGCTTGTGCAGGAGGTGCGGGAGAAGGGGGTGCGGCAGACGGTGCCGGTCCTGCCGCGCGCATTCCTCCACTTCACCAAGACGGCGCTGGTGGCGGAGAAGGATGACGAGACCAACGCCTTCCGCCGGTCGGTCAAGAAGGTGGGGATCGACCCGCACTTTTCATACGCGAATATGCTGTGCGATGTCGCCTGGGCGCGCGCACACGGCACGAACACCTTCATCATGCCCGACGTGAGGCCACAGGCGGCCGTGGCTCAGAAACTGGTGGAGGCCATGCCGGGCCTGCCGGCCAACGTCGTCAAGCTGATTGACGATCTGCCGGCCGGGGTGTGCGGGCGATGCACCGCCTTCGTTGATGGGCAGTGCACCGAGCGTCATTTCTCGGTGGCGCCGAAGGACCCGGCGTGCGTCGTGTTCATTCCACGCGAGTAGCTAAGTAGGTAGGTAGCAACCTACCAGCGCAGGTGCGCGCCCGGTCCGGTCGTGACGCTACCCTGTCATCATGACCGATGATGCCCGCCAGATTGCGTTCGATTCCGCCGCTCCGGCTGCCGAGCGCTATGACGCCAATGCCGAGCTGCAACAGGCGCATCGGCCAACCGCGTCCGACCTGATCCCCGCTGACCATATGCGGCCGGTGATCGACTTCATCGCCGCCTCTTTCGAGGAACAGGGCCTGCTGGCGAAAGCGCGCGGGCAAGCCGTCGAGTTTCCCGGTCGGACGCGACCGCCTCCGGCGCGCGGCATGCAGTCGGTACAACTCGACAACCTGCAAATCCAGGCCTACGGCGACTATTGGGAGAAGCCGTCGCCGCTCGGCTTCGACGGTTTGCGGGCCATGGTCGACCAGACCCCGGTGCTGAACGCCGTCGTGTTGACCCGCATCCGACAGGTGAGCCGCTTCACCCAAATCAGCGAGGACGGCGGCCCTGGTTTCGAGATCCGGCACGTCGACAAGACGCACAAGCTGACGCCGGATGAGAAGGAGAGCACGCAACTCTTGGCGAAGTTCTTCGCCAACTGCGGATGGGAGTTCAACCCGCGCAAGCGCAAGCTGCTGCGGCGCGACAATTTCAGCCAGTTCATGGCGAAGATGGTCCGCGACAGCCTGACCATGGACAGCGCGCCGATCGAGACGGAGTTCAAGCGCGACCGCACGCTGGGCATGGACGGCTTCTATGCGGTCGACGGCGCGACCATCCGCCTGTGCGCGGAGGACGACTACCAGGGCGACGACGAAATCTACGCCCTCCAGGTGGTGCAAGGTCGCATCGCCACCGCCTACACCCGCGACCAGCTCATCTACGAGCCCCGGAATCCGCGGTCCGATGTGCGACTGGCCGGCTACGGCCTGGGCGAGACGGAGCTGCTGATCCGCACCGTCACCGGGTTCCTGAACGCCATGAACTACAACATCGCCGGGTTCGACCAAAACGCGATTCCGAAGGGCCTCCTCCATCTGACCGGCGACTATGGGCAGGAGGACCTGAACGCCTTCAAGCGTTACTGGAACGCCATGGTGAAGGGCGTCAACAACGCGTGGGCCTTGCCTGTCATGGTGTCGAAGGATCAAGAGAGTAAGGCGTCTTTTGAGCGTTTCGGCATCGAGTACAATGAAATGTACTTCGCGAAATGGATGACGTTCCTGACGTCGATCATCTGCGCGATCTACGGCATGTCGCCGGATGAAATCAATTTCGAATCATTCAGCGCGCAAAAATCAAGTCTTTCAGGGTCCGATACGGCTGAAAAACTGGCCGATAGCAAGGACAAAGGGCTGAGGCCTCTGCTGTCCTATTTCGAGTCAGTGTTCTCGGACTTCATCGTTTCGGAGTTCAGCGACAAGTATTGCTTCCGCTGGTTGGGCCTCGACGTGAAGGACGAAGCGCGGGATTGGGAGAACAAAAAGCTGGTGCTGACCGTGGACGAGCTGCGGGCGGAGATGGGCTATGAGGCGCATCCGGACGATAAGCTCGGAGCGGCCCCGCTGAACCCCTCGCTGATCGGGCCATGGATGCAGATGCAGCAGCCGGCGCAGCAGGGCCGAGACTTTGGCGGCGGCGCTGGCGTGGATTTTGGCGCGGCGCCCGACGATGCTGGAGGCGATGGCCAGGATGAGCCCGACCAGGGCGATGTCGATGGGCAGGACGAGCCGGATAGGAACGTCGGTGCCGATCCGGCTGGTGGCGAGTTCGGGGGCGGGAACGGCGGCGGCGATTTCGGCAAGGCGTTGGCGGCGTCGACCGTGATCTACACGGTGGGCGAATGAGCAAGCGGCCGCAGCGGCCGGACGTCGAGCCCGGCGATGAGGTCTATGTGCGGCATCCACAGCATGGGCCGATGGCCGTGAAGGTGGTTGCGCATGGCAAGGACGGCATGACGGCCCGTTGCGACCGAGGAAAATCCCATCAGTTGCACTGGGACGCATACCTCGGTCATAAGACGCGCATGACTCAACGGATGCGGATTATCGACCAGGGGGCTGACGGCGCCCTGCTGGAGGATGACAAGGGGTGCCGCCGCTTCGTCACTGGCGCGCTGCCGGACACTACCGACGCCCCGGTGCCGACGGTACCGGGGCGGGACGATCCGTTGTTGGGCGGGCTCGACCGCCTCCAAAAGAGCATGACTAATGAGGCGACCATGATTCCTGATACCCGCATCCTGTTCCTGAAGGCGGCTCCGATCGCCCAGCGCGCAGGCTTGGCGCTGAAGGACGTCACCGACAAGGCGGGGCATCAGACGAAGCGCTGGACCCGCACGGTTCAAGAGGAGCCGGCCAACGACAAGGGTCCGACGCCAATGAAGCATGGCGACGTCGTCCCGTTCCGGCACGGTGATGTCCAGGGTGAAGGGAAGATCGTTGCCAGCGGTACGGACGGAGTCACCTTGCAGGATCATACCGGGCGGGAACACCAAGTCCGCCACGAGCACCTCCTTAGCCCCTCCGCCGGCGATGCCGGCGATGCCACGCCCGACAAGCAGGACAAGGCGGCAGATAACAATGTAGAGGCCAAGCCGTCCGCCGGCGGCGGCGGTGATGGCGGTGGTGATGGCACAATTCCGCCGGACAAGTTCACCGCGGCGGACTACTTCACGAAGACCAACGACCCGAACGCGACCGTCGATGACATTCTAAAGGGTTTCCCAGCGGACACTGCGGAGAAGATTGCCGATGTGCAAAAGCGCATTGCCGCCCTGCCGGAGACCATCAAGCAACACAAGGTCAACGGCCGGTGGACCGAGGAGCGGCGGGCGTTGCATGGCAAAATCTTTGAGCACTTCCTGAACCAGGCAGCCGTGGAGGCGGCCACGCCAGGGGACGGACAGTCACCGACATTCACGGTGCTCGGCGGCCGTGGCGGTTCTGGCAAGAGCTGGTTTAAAGGGAAGGTCTACGATCCGAAGAAGGTCATCGTTCTGGATGCCGATGAAATCAAAGGCATGCTGCCGGAGTATCAGGGCTGGAACGCTTTTCAGGTTCACGAAGAGTCTGGTGAACTGTTCGATGAAATCACGCTGGCAGCAATGGATCTTGGCTTGAACATCGTCCACGACGCCACCATGAAAACAAAGGAGAAGGCGGTCAAGAACGTGAAGGGCTTCCAGGCCGCCGGCTATCGGGTGGAGGCACATTATATGCATCTGCCGCGCCAGGAAGCCGCCAAGCGTGCAATCGAGCGCTTCCTTGGGCCTACCGGCCGGTTCGTACCGCCTGAGGTGGTATTGGGCAACACCGGGAACGAAGCGTCTTTCGACGCTGTTAAATCTCTGGTGGACGTTTGGAGCTTTAGGGACAATAATGTTGACAAGGGCCAACCGCCCAAGCTGATTTCGGAGATGGGCAATGACCAAGCTGACGCCGGAGCAGATGGAGAAGATGGACTCGATGGACAGCCGCCCGCTGGCCAACCGGACGTCGATCGAGCGCCCGGACTGGCTGAAAAAGATGGTCGCGGCGAAGGCCTCCAGAAAGCCCTACCCGCAGGCGGCCGAATAATCTTCTTCCTGCGTAAGGGGCGGTGACATGCCGCCCCTCTTGATTGATATAGGGGCCGTTCCGGCCTGCCATTGCGACCATCATCTTGACCAGCTCTATAAAGCGTTGTCGGAGAATCCCTCCGGCGACGCTGATGGTGTTTGGGCCAGACACGACAACCCATACATCACGGAGCACGTCGAGGATGTGACGCGCCGGCTCCAACGCCTCCTCCAGGCGCTCCAGGACGCGCTGGCGAAAGCGCTGACCGGGGAGCCGATCGGCGAGTTGGCCAAGTCCCTGCCGCCCTGGCTGCGCTGGGACGAGACGCGATTCCAGGAAGTCCGGATGCGGCTGGAGGCCAAGCCTCCATCCAGCTACACGCTGGAGGACTGGATGCTGCTGGTCGATTACCTGGTGCAGCGCTACCTGCCCGATGAGGTGATCCAGACGGAGGCCGAATACCTGACGGTGCGGGCGGCCATGGCCGGCAAGGTCCAGGCCGTCATGGAGGCCCATCAGCCGGACCACGCGACCATCCACGCGCTGGCGGAGATGCTGCCCACGCGGTTCGCCCATGTTCCGCCGCGCGTGCTGACCCCGACGGAGCACGCCATCCTGATCTTCGCGAAGGAACGCGCGGCGCAGCATATTTCCGACGTCACAGAGGGCGCGCGGTCGCGCATGAAGCGGATCGTGCGGGAAAACCTCCAGGCGATGGTGCTGGGCCAGAAGGAGGGCACCACCGGCGCGCTGCGGCAGGAACTGTTCGACACGTTCGGGATCCTGAACCGGGACTTCCGCCGGATCGCGGTGACGGAGGCGGGGGAATGCACCTGCCAGGGCTTCATCGCCGCGCAGACGCCGGGCCAGCGCGTCAAGCGGATGGAGGCCTATCGCGGCGCGTGCGACTTTTGCAAGTCGATCAACGGTCTGGTGCTGACCGTCGTGTCGGCGGACAAGCCGGACAAGGACGGCTGGAAAGAGGTGTGGGTCGGCAAGACGAACGTCGGCCGGTCGGCGGCACCGCGCAAGCGTGAGGGCGGGGAGTTGGTGGAGCGGGAGCCGGAGGAGATGTGGTGGCCGGCCGCCGGCGTCCAGCATCCGCATTGTCGCGGGACCTGGACGCCGGTCAGCGAGCGGCCGCCCGAGGTGTCGCCGGAGTTCGAGTCCTGGCTGAAGGGCAAGATCGCGGAATCCAAGCGCCAGCAATTCGAGGCGGCCGCAGCCAAGAGGTGATCCGCCGTCGTGACGGCACACTGCCGGCATGACGATCCTCCTCCTCTGCAAATCCGACATCGAGGCCCGCTATCAGCGGCTCCTCGCACGCCGCACCGGCGGCGATCCTGTCGCGATGGCGGCGGAGGATCGCGCCATCTCCCTCCGCGTTCACGCGGCATCGCGCGACGTCGACCACGCTCCGACGTCAGCGCAGCTCGACGCTGGGAACTACCGCAAGCACCGTCTCCAGTTCCAGGGCCTCGACATCACGATCGAGAACCCACGGGGCTCCATCCGACGGGGTGTGGACTGCGGTGGCCACGAGTGGGCCATCTCCATGCAGCACCATTACGGCTATATCCGGGGCACGCTCGGCATCGACGGCGACCATTTCGACTGTCTGGTGGGGCCGAACCCGGACGCGCCGACTGTCTACGTCGTGACCACGATGGCGCCGCCCGCCTTCATCGTGAAGGACGAGCAGAAGGCCCTGCTGGGCTTCAACACCGAGGAGGAGGCCAGGGCGGCGTTCGCCGGTATGTACGACGACCCACGGTTTTTCGGCAGTGTCGCCGAAATGCCAGTTGTGGAGTTCAAGCGGCAGGTCCTGACCACTCGGGATGCGCCGCGCCTTCTCAAGGCCGGCTCGATTCTGTTCCTGCGGGCCATGGTGCAAGCGCATGACGGAGCACGCCACCGCGCGCAGCCTCGCTATCGCGACCGATGAGCGCCGGGAGACGGCGCAGCAGGACCTGTTCGCCTGGGGCGCCTCGAATCCGTCGTGACAGCACACTCCGCGCATGGCCATCACGCGCGGGACTGTCCAGTGATTATCCTTCTCAAGGCTGCCATCCCCGGAGGCGCCTCCTCCGACCTGTTCGCCACACCTGTCGACGTCACCGGCTATACGACCAAGCGGGGGACCTATGTGGCGCCCCACCGCGGCGTCCGGCACAAACGGCAGGCGTCGGCGGTTGGTCCGGCACAGGCCTCTCTCTTCGACTCTCCCAAGCCGACCGCAGTGCAGCCGACCCTGTTCGGTGACGCTGCCCCTGCCCCCGCCAGGAAACCGTCCGACGCTGTCGCTCCGGTCGGCGACGGCTTGCGGAAGCTGGCCGAGTTCATCACCGCGCACGCCGGGAAGGATGCGCTGACGGCGAAGCTGAAGGCCGCCAAGCCGATGGAGCGCGCGCGGGCGGTGCAGCTCATGGCGCAGATCGGGGGACTCCACATCCACCAAGTGGAGGCGCTGCTGGGCCTCCGTGCGCCGGCTGATGGCGGAAGTGATCCCATGCCCGCGCCCGAACCCGCTCCAGACGTTCCGCATGAGGGGGAGGAACTGGAGAACGTAGACGGTCTCCCGGTGGGCGCGCGTCTGTACCAGGACGGGCGCGGCCTCGCCGCTGGGAAATGGCGTGTGAAGGACGCCGCTGGCGAGCCGCTGGGCAACTTCCAAGCCACGCGGGAGGCGGCGGTCGCTGAAGCGCGACAGTGGCACAGCAACCGCCTGCATTCGGCGAAACAGGCGGAGACGTCGGCCCGCCACAAAGCGGACATTCGCGAACGTCTTCTGGCAGGTCAGGAGTTGAGCGACGCGGACCTCAAACTGCTCAACCTGAATCCGCGAAGCGCCCGCTTCGAATGGTTGTCTCCAGCGGTTCAGGATGTGCTTGGCATTCCGAAGCACAAGGTCCGGGAGGCCATGGGCAATGCCTTGCATCAAGGCACCACTGACATGGGCCGGAAGGTCTGGTTCGCCAATGCACGCAAGGCCCTGGCCAACGCTGCGGCATGGTCGAAGGAGAATGCGGCGCCATCTGCATCCCCCACAAACGAGGGTGCCAGCGCAGAAGCAAAGCCGCTCCAGTGGGGTGTCCCCACCGGCACGACCAAGAAGGCACGGAAGGCGGCGAACGCACGGGCGCTGGCGATTCTGAAGGACAAAACCGATGACCAGATGACGGCAGAGGACCGCGCCGTCCTGGCGCAGTATACCGGCCGCGGTGGCGTCGGCGATTCCTTGAACGAGTTCTACACCGATCCGGCCGTCGCCGGGGCCATGTGGTCGATGCTGACCAACCTGGGCTTCACCGGCGGGGAGGTCCTGGAGCCGTCCAGCGCCACCGGTGCTTTCCTCCACACCGCCCCGGCCGGGGCGCGCGTGACGGCGGTGGAGATGGACCCCATCTCCAGCCGCATCGCCCGCATCCTCCACACCCAGGCCGGTCACGAGGTCCACACCGCGTCCCTGGAGCGGTTTGCAACACAGGATGGCCGGCAATACGACGCCGTGATCGGCAACGTGCCGTTTGGCCTGCGCGGATCGGTGGTGAAAGACGACAAGCCGGACTTGGCCACGGCAGAGGCGTATTTCGTGGACACCGCTCTCGACAAATGCCGCGATGGCGGGCTGGTCGCGCTGATTGTGCCCACCGGCCTGATGGACTCGCAGAATGGCCGCGCTGTGCGCGAGCGCCTGATGCGTAAAGGAGAGTTCCTGGGCGCTCATCGACTCCCGAACACCGCCTTCTCCGCCGCACACACGGCAGTCACCAGCGACATCGTGATCTTCCGGAAGCGTCCACAGGATGTGGCCGGCGCGCTTTCCACCCTGACGCAGGACCAACTTCAAGCGCTGGGCGTGTGGGACGCTGACATGCTGGGCGGCACGTACTTCAGCGATGGCCGCGGCGCTGGCCACGTCATGGGCCGCCTGGAGGAAGGGTGGCGGGCCAAGGCCGGCATCGGTCAGGACATCACCGTCAGCGGCTCAATGGAGGGGGTGCCGGAGGCGCTGGCCGCGTGGCGGCCGGAGGACATGGGCGGCACGTCGCCAACTGTAACGCAGATTTTGAAACACCTGGGCGATGACACCGCAGCCAAGCGGCGCGCGGTCAACGCGGCGCTGAAGAACCCCTACCAGGTCGCCAAGCCGGGTGACGTCAAGGTGGTGAACGGGGAGCGTTACATCCTCCAGGGCGACCCGCCGCGCTGGCATCGGACGGAGGAGGAAACTCCCGCAGCGGTCGAAGATGCGCACCGCATCGCGGAACTGCTGGAGGACTTGGCGGACGGCCGGGCCAAGGACCCGCGGTTCGCCCGCGCCCAACTCGCCGAACTGCTGGACGACTATGTGGCGACGCACGGCGCGCCGCACCGAAACAAGGACCTCCGGCAGTGGCTTCAGGCACCTATCCTCCTGCGGGAAAAGGGGCGGAGCGACGAAGACCATGCCTATGACGTTGATCGGGCCCGTCGGCGCGTCGCGCGCCTGCTGGGCGCCGTGCATGACGACGGCACCTATTCCGACCTCGTCACCGGCCGAACCCGCGAGGCTGGCGGAGCCGACCTCGACACCATCGCGACGAAGATCGCGCTGGAGTCCGGCGGCTTCACGGTAGACCAGCTCGCCGCGGCCTGGGGGCATGGCGACCGGGAGGCTGTGCTCGACCACCTGTTCGCGTCACCAGCCTTTGCTGTGGATCCGGACGGGCAGACCTGGACGACGATGGATGCTTACCTCTCGGGGGACCTGTGGCAGCGGTACGACGCGGCTAAGGCTGCCCTGGCGCATGAGGGCCTGTCCGATGCCTACCGTGGGAAGTACCAGCGACAGGTGGCGGCGCTGGAGGAGGCGATTGCGCCGCAGTCGTTGGAGGACGTGGAAATCTCCCTCAACAGCGGCTTCATCAAGCCGACGGTGTTGACGGCGTGGTTCGCTGCGCGCCGGGCGACTTTCATGGAGAAGCATCCGGGCGCGTCCTGGGCGCCGGGCGCGGTCGACGTCAGCTATGATGATGGCCTCTATAGGCTTCGCCCCGATGGTTTCAACCACGACGCGGAGCTGGTGGAGAAGTTCCTGAACCGCGCTGGCGTGCGGAAGGATGATCGGGATAAGGTCGCGCGGCTGCAAAAGGAGTTCCGCGACTGGCTGCTGGGCTCAGAATGGCGCGACCAAGTCGAGGAGGCGTATAATCGCACCTATCGCGGCTTCGTGCCGAAGGCCTACAGCGACGCGCCGATAGCGATTCCCGGCCTGAACCCCGCCCTTGACGTCAACGGCTACCACTTTGCTGGTCTGCGCTGGGCGCTGGAGGCCGGCAAGGGGATCATCGCCGCCGATGTTGGTCTGGGAAAGACCGGTCGAGGGCTGATGCTGGCGAAGCTGGCGAAGGTCACTGGGCAGGCGAAGCGCCCGACCTTCGTGGTGCCGAAGTCGGTGCTGGCGAATTGGGTGAAGGAGGCGGAGTTCTGGTTTCCCGGCTCCAAGGTCCTGGTGATCGGCGAAACCTACTCGCGCGACAAAGTCGGCAACCTCGTCTCGAAATCAGACAATGAAGAGACACGCCGACGCAAGTATCACGAGTTGCAGCAGAACGAATATGATTTCGTGTTCATCTCGCAACCGGCCTGGAATGATCTGGATGTCGACCCGATCACCAAGGGGCAGTATGCGAACGACGATTTCTGGACCAAGCGTGGCGACAAGCTGGGCAATGCCGGTGACAAGCGGCTGAACCAGATCAGGACAGCGCACGAACAGGCGCTGGCGAAGCGCGAGTTCGGCAAGCGGGAGGGGACGGTCTATTTCAACGACCTCGGCATCGACATGCTGCTGATGGACGAGGGGCAGGCATACAAGAACCTCTATGCGGCGCGGAATCGCTTCGGCGAGTCGCCGAAGTTCCTGGGCGGTTCCGGGTTATCGAACCGGGCGCAGGACACTTATTTCAAGTCGCGCTCGTTGCGGGACGCCAACGGCGGCAAGGGCATCTACATGCTGACCGCCACCCCGACCAAGAACAGCCCGCTCGAAATCTATTCGATGCTGTCGCACATCGCGCCGGAAGCTTTCGAGCGCATGGGCATCAAAAACAGCGAGGATTTCCTGGACCGCTTCTGCGAGTTCAAGGAGGACACGATTCTGACCGTCGACGGCCAAGTCGAGGAAGCGTTGGTGACGGCTGGCTTCAAGAACCTCGGCGAGCTACGGGAGGTGATGCGCCGCTTCATCGACCGGAAGACGGCGGCCGACGTCGGCCTCCAGCTTCCCGCGCGCCAGGACCACCAGCACCTGATCGACATGACCTCGGAACAGGAGGCGGTCTATCAGGAACTGCGCCAAGCGGCTGCGGATAAGGCCAGCGGTGACGATACCGGCGATGCCCATATTTTCTCCATCATGGACAAGATGGGGAAGGCGTCGCTCGACCTGGAGCTGTTGGGCCCGCAGCACAAGGGCGCGCGCTCGCCGAAGATCGAGGCTGTGGCGGCGAACGTCGCCAAGCTCTCGACCGATGGCGGGCAGGTGGTGTTCTGCGAAGCTGTCGCCGCGCACGAGAAGATCGCCACGGCCCTGGTGGCGGCGGGCATCCCGCGCGACCAGATCGGCATCATCAACGCCAAGGCCGCTTCCACCTCTGCCGCGCGGCAGAGGATTTCCGACGACTTCAACAGTGGCAAACTGAAGGTGGTGATTGGCAACAAGACGATGGAGGAGGGCGTCAACCTCCAGAAGATGACGACGGACCTTCATCACTGCGATCTGCCCTGGGAGCCTTCGACCCTGCAACAACGCAACGGTCGAGGGCTTCGGCAAGGGAACACCCGCGAGGCGGTCCGCATCCACACGTATATGGCCAAAGGGTCGTTCGATGGCTACCGGTACCAGACGATCCTGTCCAAGAAGGACTGGCAGGACCTGCTGTGGAACGGCGGCGATCGGGTGGAGAACCTGGCGCGCGAGGGGGCGTTTTCCCGCCAGGACATGCTCATCATGCTTGCGGCGCACCCGGAGGAGGCGCGGGCAAAATACGAGGCGGACAAGGCCGCCGCGGCGGAGCGGAAGACGGCGGAGGAGAGGGGCCGCGCGGTTGACATGTTCGGTCGCTTCCAAGAGATGACGGCCAGTCTCAAAAAACTGAATGCTTCTGGCGCAAAGGGGAGGGCAGCCGATCGTCTCGCCGTCAAAATGGCCTTGCTGCGCGAGGCTCTGCGCGATAGCCGCTACTTCAACCACAAGGACCTTCTGGATGGTGGCGAGCCAGCCCTGATCGAGCCGGTGACGAACCACGCCTGGGCGAAGAACAGAGCTTTCGAGATGGTCGGAGGCTCGGAAGCGCCGGTGAATTGGAGCAGCACCCCGTCGAAGTGGGTGGTCACGAGCGTCGACCTGGAGGATGGCAAGCTGCACTGCCGTCAATGGGGGCGGGCGGACGGCCACACCTTGGATATTCCGATCGGGAAAATGAAGTCGGGAGTGACGCCGTTCGGCTATGACGAGGACGCGGAGGCTGCGGAGATTCAGGTGGCGGCTGAAGCTAAGGCGGTATCCGGCGTCGGCACCGCCACGACACCGGCGGCCCTGAAGCATCTGCCGAAAGACATGCTGGAGCGAATGGCTCCCACGCTCCAGTTCCAACTCAAGGATGCGATCCGAAATTATCGCGATCATGGGCACAGCGGTCCGTATGGCATGATCGATGCGGCAGGAAACCCTGTGGCGTACGCCAGTTTCGACGGTCGCAGGATGATTGGGACACACGACCTGATCGTGCCGACGGATGAAGGGCGGAGGCTGGCGATTGAGGGCTATGTGCGGGCTGCGCTCAAGCGGAAGATTAAAACGCGGTATGCGGAAGGTCGGCGCACCACGTATGGAGGCGCGAAGGCGGTTGGGATCGAGCCGGCATATCCAGGCTTCGAATATGGAGCCGATCGAGGGAATCCGTGGGCGTCGATCATGCACAACCTGTTCGACCCGTCGGCGCGAGCCGAAGCGGACCAGGAAGTGCATCGCCGGGCGCTGGCCAACATCGAGGACTCGCCGACCTTCCACGACGCCGTACGGTCAGCGCTGCCAACCCTTGACCTGTCGCGCCCCGCCAATGGCGCTCTGGAGGACAAGGCGTGGCCGGAGGAAACAGCGCGGGCCCTTGCGCGCAAGGCCAAGGCGCTAGGCGTTCTGGATCATCCCATTAAGGAGGTGGTGCCGCTGTCCAGCTTCAACGACGATAAGGTGCATCCGGAGGTGTTCCGGGTGGCCAAGCGCGGGAACGCCTACCGCACCACGGATAGCGGGGTTTCTGTGCGCGACTTCCTGTTGAACGCGATGCGCACCGATGAGGCGGCTGCCGCTCTGCATGAGGAGCTGTCGAAATGAGCCAGACACTGATGATGGATGTCCACGCAGCGCTGCGGAACGTGCTCTCCCAACTCCAGATCGAGCCGCAACGGTACAAGCTGTTCGGGGTCTACTGGTGGCCGGTCAAGGCGCTCCTAAAGCGTGCCGGGTATGGCCCGGACCAGCTTGGCATGCTGGGCAACTATCAGGATCCGGAAACGGCGGCCATGGTGCCGCCGGCGGGGTTGGAGGAGACCTTGCGTGCGGCGTTTCTGGAATATCAGGCGAACGCGCGTTTTCCCCACCCGGACAGGCGGGTGGAGAATCCCGACGGGGAATTGGTGTCGATCATCGACCCTGACGCGGGGGCCTAACGTCGAGGAAGGGCGCGCCACCCGCACCAGCCGTGCGCCCATGACAGGGCCTGATCAGGCGTGACGTCCCGACGGGTCCACAGGTCCTCGATCATCTGCCGCTCGATCGCGATGGCGGTTTTGTTGTCCGCCGGCGGCCGGTCCAGCTCGGCCAAGCGCGATTCCTTCGTGAATCCTCGATCCCGCTCAACTGCATACCCATAGGCGGACTGAGCGTAATAGGAGCATGGCATCGGCGGGTAGAGCGTCTGCGCCGCAGCAGTTCCGGCCATGAACATGGCGACGGCGGCGACGACGATGGTGTGCATGAGGGGCCTCCTGTCGTGACGCCATCATGGCGTCATGACGCAGACCTCCGCCATCCTCTTCCTCAACCTTTCCGCACGCCTAGCGAAGGCGCTCGGCCATGGCCAGCGCTGGATCACCGTCCACCCGAACGGGAGGGACGAGAAAGGCGTGCCTGTGCTGATCCAGCAAAACCCCGACGGCTCGGCCCGGGTGGTCGGCGGCGCCGGCGGCAAGCTCAACTACCTCAAGCTGAACGGCGTGCGGTCCGAGGCCGAATACAAAGAAGACGCCCGCAAGCGCTCGGAAGGTCGCCGCGCGCTGAAGAAGGTCAAGCAGGAAGAGGACCGGAAGGCCGGGTTGACCAAGTCGAAGAAGGCGGCGAAGGACGCGATCAAGTCTCAGGTGCGCCAGCATCAGCAGGAGTTCGTGCGCACCGTCGCGGAAGCCCTGGGCTGGAAACAGGAGGAACTGGAGCTGCCGCCGACGAAGCTGGCGAACCTCTCGGAGACCGCGCAGAAGAAGGCGGTCGCGAAGCACCAGCGCGAGGTGTTCCACCGCGCGCAAGAGGCCGTCGAGACGCAGCGGCAGATGCTGGTGGCCGACGCTGAAGCACGGGATGCGGCAGGGCTCGGGGAGGTCAAGCTGACCACCGACAACCCGGAGGAAATCACCGTCCAGGACCTGGCGCCCGCCGGGGAGACCGGCAAAGGGCTGGGGTACACCACCGACTACGGCAAGCGCGCGGAAGCGGCGGGCCTGACCGAACAGGACCTGAAGGAGGAGGCCGCGGCCGCCAAGCCGCTGCCGAAGAACCAGCCGAAGGCAGGGGAACCATCCGCCAGCGAGAAGCGGAAGGCCACGGGAGCGAAGATCGCGGCGGAACTGGAGACCGTTCGGGATACCGCGCCGAAGGTCGACCCGCGCCAGACGGTGGAGGCGAAGAAGGCTGTCGAGCTGATGCAGGCGGCCAAGAAGCTGAAGGCGGTGCAGAAGGCGGCGGCAGAACAGAATCGCAAGGTCGATGACGCGAAGGAGCCGGTGGAGCCGAACGCCTATGTGCTGGAGGTCGGCAACAGCGCGGTCGAATCCGACGTCGTCAAGGATCTGGAGAACGACCTGCGCACGCTGCGCACGCGGGCCTTCCTGGAGGAGGTCGGCCGGATGACCGGGCCGAACCAGGAATCGCTGGGGCGCCATATCGGCGTTGGAGCGTACAACTCCATCAACTCGCTGGCGCTGGCTGCCGGTGGCTCCAGCATGGTCGACCGCAGTGTGGTGGATGTGCTCGGCGTGGCCGGTGCTTCCCAGGTCCTCGCCCGTCGCCTCGCGGCTGATTTGACGCCGGACGAGCTGGAGCATGTCCGGCAGGCGATGGGGGCCTATCACGTCGACCACTACATGCGCCTGTCCGACGAATCCCTCCGGGAAGCGCGGCAGTGGCACGAGATGGCGCACGAAATCGAGGTCGGGGAGGCATCGAACGGCGCGGAGCTGACCGTCGCCCAGGAACTGAACGCCAAGCGGCGCGATTTCATCGGCCATGCCCAGCGGGTGCTGGGGACCTCGCTCGGCGAAATGGAAGCCAACGCGGCGCTCGTGGTCGCGCTGGAACAGCCGAAGAAGGACAAGATCACCGTCAGCCTGGGGACGACGACGGTAGAGGATGCCATCCGGCAGGCCCGTGCGATCGGCCTGGAGCGCGGCGAGTATCAGGTGGAGAAGGTGGGTGCCTCCACCATGCTGACCGTCCATGGGGCTGGCATGGACAAACTGGCGCAGCCTGTGGCCAAGGCGGACCTGCTGCGCACCAAGGGCGCCATGGACATCATCAACGGTCATGCCGATGAAGATGACTGGCTGCCCCATGGTGTCGCCCGGCGGCCGGACATGGCCATGCAGGTCAAGCCCGGCACCGCTCTGCGACTGGCCCAGCCGTTCCCCGATCAGCCGTCCGACCTGGAGGGCGCGATCCGCAGCTACATCGGCGGGCGCACCGCGGACGGCGATGCGCCGGCGGACATCATGTCGGACCTCTTGTCGGAGGAGACGCTGCGCAAGGCCAGCGACCGCGACGCCTTCATGGCGGCGCTGGAGCGCGTGGCGCCGCTGCGCGGCGGCGACGGGAAGATGATCCGGGCGGAAGCCTACCAGGGCGATTTCGAGCGCCTGGCGGACGACTATGTGCAGCAGCTCGGCGGGGATCGCTCGCCGCTCCACCGCCAGAAATTCGACGTCGACCAGGTCGCGGTTGACGCGCTGCACCGGGCGCTGGCGGAGCATCCTGACGGGGTCGCGGCGTTCAAGCCAATCGGGGAGCTGACGCCACAGGATCAGCGTGCGCTGCGCGAGACCTTCGCGCGAGAATACGGCAAGTCCGATCCGGAAGCGGAATCTCTGCGGGCAGAGCTTGAGAAGATGGACGCCAGCGAGCCGGAGCGGGAGGTGGACGACATGTTCGGCCGGGGCACCAACCCGGCCTGGACCGAATGGCAGGGCAAGCGGAACGAGCTGGCGGAGCGCGTCAACAAGGCGACCATGAACTGGCAGAGGTATCTGGCCGTCATGGGTTCGCCGGCGAACGCCTATGCGGCGATGCAGGACGTGGTCAAGTCGAAGGTGCTGCGCTCCTTCGCCGATCACCACAACCGCCTCCGCCCAGGCCAGCCGCTGAAGACTGGCCGGACGGTGATCGCGCACGATCTGCATCACCTCGACGCCCTTGACGCCGATGCGCGCGAGCGTCGACTGGCGCAGCATCGCAATCTGGTCGATTCCCTCCGCAACCGCGTCGCCGGCAAGTATGCCAGCGGCGCCGTCGCCGATAAGATCCAAGTATCTCGGGCGGCGCGCCTCGCCGAAGAACAGGCGCAGATGGGATTCTTCGGCGCGACGGAGACCCCAGCGCCGACGGCAGAGGACGAGGTGCCGACGGAGCGGCCGTTGGAGCTGGGGGAGCGGCACACCATCGGGCATGCGGCGGAGCGTCAGGTCGCCGGGATGATGCCCATCGTCGGGAAGAACTTCCGGCCCGGGCAGCCGGTGCACCTCTGGCAACCGACCATGTCGGGCGACTATGTCGGCCGCCAGCGCGCGGTGAAACTGATCGAGCACAACCAGCGGACCATGCTGGGGCTCGGCGTCGGCTCCGGCAAGACGTCCATCAGCCTCGCCGGGTACACGCACCTCCATGCGCAGGGCAAGGCCAAGCGGGGCCTGTTCGTGGTGCCGTCGGTGGTACAGGGGCAGTTCCATGGCGAGGCCCTGACGCTGCTGGAGCCGGGCAAGTACAACTGGCACTGCGACCCGGGCGCCGGCCGGGAGGAGCGGATCAAGGCCTACAAGGATCCGGACTGCCATTTCAATGTCGTCACCCACCAAGCCTTTCGCGACGACATCCTCCACCTCGCCAGCCAGCGGGAGGGCACCACGCCGGAGGCGGTGGCGGAGAAGCTGGACGGTATGAAGCCGGCCGAGCGGAAGGTCTATATGAGCGACCTGCTGTCGGCTGAAGGAATCGACCACGATTATCTCGCCATTGACGAGGGCCACAACCTGTTGAACCGGGCCGGCAAGGAGAACAGCCGCATGGCCAACGTCATCGACGGCGTGGCCCATGGGATGCCCTACTACGTCAACATGACCGCCGATCCGGTGAAGAACGATTCGTCGGAAGCCTTCGACGTCCTGTCGAAGATGGACCCGGAACGCTACCACGACCGCGAAGCCTTCATGCGCAAGTATGGCGTCAACACTGCCGCCAGCGCTGACGCGCTGCGCCACGAGATGGCGCGGCACTTCTACACCGGCCGGATCGACCCTGGGGTGAAGGCCACCAATCGGGAGGTGACGGTTCAACTCGACCAAGCGCAGCACGCTCGGCTGAAGACGCTGGACGATGCCGTTGCGCGGGCGCGGCTGGCCCGGATGAAGGGCGGGGTGGACCTGGAGGCGGTCAAGACGCTCTCCCCCTCCTCTTTTGAGGACGTGCCGGAGGCCCAGCATGAAGCGGTTGCGCGGGAACTCCAGAAGAACATCGGGATCGTTCACAACACCGCGATCCACCACGCGATTAACGGCGGGGCGAAGACCGAGGCGCTGGCCAAGGTGGCTGCGGAACGGAAGGGCAAGCCGGGCGTCGTCTTCGTCCATTCCCTCGACCGCGTGAACGAGGTCGCAGATCGGCTGCGCAAGGAAGGGCACAAGGTCGCCACCCTCACCGGGGCCCATTCGTCACAGGAAAAGGATCGGATCAAGCGCGGGTTCCAGTCCGGGCAGCACGACATCATCATCCTGTCCGACGCCGGCGCCGTTGGGGCCAATCTCCAGCGCGGGCAATGGCTGGTGCAGTACGACACGCCAATGACCGCCATGGTGCATGCCCAGAGGCGGGGGCGCATCCATCGCGTCGGGCAGAAGAACGACGTCGAGCTGCTGGACTTGGTCGCCGATCATCCGGCGGAGCGTCGAGCGCGGAAACGCCTGACGGAGAAGTACGAGCTGCGCGACATCATGACGAGCCCGCTTGAAGGGCTCGATGACCGCGGCGTGGCCGGCTATCTCAACCGGGCCCGCGCTGGCCAGCTTGACGCGGAACAACCGCATTTCGTGCCGGCCGGAGATGCTGACGTGCCGGACCTGGAGGAGGAGGAGCAGACGAGCCTATTTTAGGAACTCTGCTCTCCATGAACGAGGGTTGATGAATTATCAGACAGCATCGGCGATTGCGGCCGTGCTGGCGAGTTGGGCGCGTTCGTCATCGGAAGGGTCGGGAAGGAGACGGAGCAGGCAAGCCGCCGCCATCTGTCGGGCTCTTCCGGCAGTTGGCGCCTCCCCCCAGTCGCGTGCCGGCCCGCTGGCGTGACGCTGCGGTGCCCATACCGTCCATTCCCACCGGCCTGCGGCTTGCCACTCGATGATGGCATACCAACCTGACCACCATTCTCCGGCGTAGGGGTCGGCCGGTTTGGGATCTCCCGCGCGGACGTCCAGCAGCAGGCGGCGGCTATTCGGGGCAGGTTTCCATGCGAGCGAAGCCATGGGGCAGGTCCTCGTATAGGTTCGGGGGCGGATAGACGGTTAGGGCAGCAGCGGAAGCTGCGGAGCCTTGCCTGTGGCGACAAGACCCTCGTATTCGGCGAGCCGCTCGTCATCGGTCTTCCAGGCGCCAGCACCGACCGGCGAGCGATAGACATGCTCGTTCAGCAGCATGTTGCGGGCGATCCGGATGTTGCCTTTATCGATCTGCCGCTGCACGGCTACGGGGTAGGCCATCATCCTCTCCACTCCTTTCGGATTGCTTCGTTACAGCGCGCGTTCAAGGACTGCCCGGGCGGGCGCGTATTTCTCGGCGACCATCCGCGGCCCTGCGGCAATCGCCGCGACCCGGACAGGATCGCTGTTGTCCAGGTTGTCCGCCAGCTTCACCCGGATCGCCGAGACGTTGCCGCTCGCGGCGATCCGCCCGACCCACTCCAGGTAGCTCCCTTCCGGGTTCAGGTTCCGGCTGACGAGCTGGATGGCGACGATGGCGTCCTCCTCCACCCCCAGCGCCCGCAGACTTTCGGGCGTCATGCCCGCGTCCTCGATCGTGTCGTGCAGCAGCGCGGCCTGGACCTGGGCCTTCGTCGCATCGGGGAACCGCTCGACCAGCCGCCGGGCGACCCGCTCCAGGTGCGTCCAGTAGGGCGCCCCCGCCTTGTCGACCTGCCCGCTGTGCAGCCGCTGCGCCAATGCCAGCGTCTCCCGGTACCACCCCGCGCTCTCCAGCTTCATTCCCATGACACGCACTCCTCTCTGACACCTCCGATGATGCGCGCAACGCGCATTGAATGCAAGGTTGTTAATGCGCGCAACGCGCATTTTATGTTTGCCATCGGTGCGCGTGACGCGCATAGTTAAGCGTGACGCTGGAGGAAAACATGAAAGCCTTGTTCATTCCCCTCACCGGCCAATGGTACGACGCCTTCGACGCGGGGGCCAAAGAAGAGGAGTTCAGCCCCTATGGACCGCGCTGGAACGAGCGGACCTGTGCGGTCGGCCGTGCGGTGACGCTGTCCCGCGGCTATGGGAAGCATCACCGGCTGTCGGGCGAAGTCGTGGGCTTTCGCGTGGTCGGGCCGGAGGAGCACGACGCCATCCGCTCCATCTATCCGATGGGTGATCGCTTCGCCGCGATCAGAATCCGCGTCGCACGCTGACCTGGAGGCCACATGGAACCCACTGCTTTCCGCGCCATGTTGACCGATGCCGGACTCCGGCAGAACCAGCTTGCGCGCCTGCTCGGCAAGTCCGTTGGCACCGTCAACCGGTGGTGCGTCGACCGCGACCGCGCCGATCACCTCGCGGCGCCACGCTATGCGGTGGCGTTCCTGGTGGCGTTCACGGCGTTGCCGACCAAGCTACAGGCGGCCGTGCTGGCGCGGCTCCAGGAACCGGACGAGACCAAAGGGTCGTGACGGCAAGGTGACACCATGAAGCGCGCGAACATCGACAAACACATCTCTGCTGCGAAGGGACGTCTCGTCCATCTACACGGCTTGGTTGCGAAGACGGACGAGACGGAGCGCCGCATCCTGGCGTCGGCAGAACAGCGGCTGACGGCGGTCTCCGGCGATCTGGATCGGCTGCGGCCGCGCGTGCACCTGGATCAGGACGCGGCCGGTCGGTACCAGAACCTGACGCTGGAGCGCGGGCAATTGGAACTGGTGATCGCCAAGGCTCGCGAGGTGCTGGGATCGTGAAGTGCTCGCACTGCGGCGCGAATCTGGTCCACATCACCGAAAAGGGTGAACCCTTGGTGAAGAACCACGGGATCATTTTGAAGGCGGACGGCATTGCGTTGATCTGCCCGAAGTGCAAGGGCGATGTCTCCATGGGCCATGACTTGGCGAAAGCGCTCCAGTCCCGGCTGATCCTCTTTCTGAAGCGGTGACCATGTACCTCGTCTCCTTCTCCTCGCTCGAAAAAGCGTTCGTCCGCGGGCACCGGCGGACGTTGAACGATGGGCGGGTAATCGAGGTCCAGTCCTACACCACCAACACGCCGCAGCGGGCCGGCGGCGGACGCTCTGATTTCGCCCTGCCGAAGGTGCGCAAGATCCTGTTCATGCGCGGATCGACGCGACAGGGAGGCGCGGACACCACCGGCGACCTGTTCGCCCCGCGACCGGCGCCGGTGCCACAGCGGCCGGAGCATATCGGGGAGCTGACCATTGGTCAGCTTGTCGCGCGGGGGGCGAGGATTGCCGACGAGCTGGTGCCCGGCTTCGAGACCGCGTGGTCGCGCGCCGAACTGGAGGACAAGGAAACCCGACAGAAGCTGGAGGCGGAGCTTGGTGCGGTCGAGAAGCGGCGCCTGGAACATTTCAGCGAGGCCCTCAAGCCGCTCTATGAGCGCGCACAGAAGCGCTCGGCGGAAATCGCGGCGACGCTGCCGGAAGGCACGCCCGAGGATGTCTTGGTCGAGGCGTGCAACACCGATCCCGAATGTCACTCGATCCGGGTTGCGGTTGATCGAGAGATGGCCGTGCGTCAGAGCCTCACCCAACGAGCCAAAGACTTGGCCCGTCAGCAGCAGGAAGGAGCGGCGACGGTCGGCCTCTGCACGCGCCTGCGGAAGGCGATGCAGCAGCGCGTGCAGGAGCGCGCCCGTGTCTACCTGTTGTCGGCGGCTGACGATGTCGCTGTCGGCAAGGCGAAGGAGCACAACGGGACCAAGTTTGGGCCGCTCAATGCCACCGAGAAGAAGGACATCCGGACGGCGATGAAGGACTATTTCACGACGCTCGGCATCGTGCCCACCGGGCCTGGAGGCCTGGAGCACATCGGGATCGTCGTGGATGACGCTGGCCAACCGTTCCAGCGGGCCCATGCCGGCCTCGCCACCGGCACGCTGAACGTCGGCATGCATTTCGGTGCGGGCACCATCTGGCATGAACTGGGTCACTTCTACGAATATCACTACCCGGAGGCCTGCGCCGCCGCGCGCAACTTCCTGGCCGCCCGGCGAACGTCGACCGTTTCCAAGCCGATGGTGGAGCTGATGCCCAACATGCCGCCGGCCGCCTTCCACCCGTCGGAGTTGGCATTCGAGGACCATTTTGTGCACGCCTATGTCGGCAAGGATTATGGCCCGAACAGCGTCACCGAAGTGATCAGCATGGGATTCGAGCGGTTCGCCACGTCGTCCTCGATGGCGGCCCTGTACCGCCAAGACCCGGAGCACTTTCTGTTCTGCTTGGCGGTCAACCACTGGCTGAAGGATCGACGCGATGTTTGAGGCGAATCTGCTGGGCGGTCGTCTGGTCGTGCGCGCAGCCGGGCCGTGGGAACAGGTCGGGCCTGTCCAGGTGGAGGGCCACGATCTGCGCGCCCATGTGGACTTCCTGGATTGGCTGCACAATGAAGCGACCGGGCTGTTCGGCCACCTCATCGGGAACGGTGAGCGCGCCCGTCCATGCGATCTGGCGGTTGCGCTTCAAGCAGCAGCCGACCGCTGGAACCCGACCATCGTTCGAGCCGATGTGCTGCCGGGCCAGCAACGGCTTCCGTCCGGGGCTGTATCGTAAATACCTATTTACCTAGGTAGCTATCTTTTAGCCTACAAAAATCCACTTCGCACGCGATGGTCGTGACGGAACCGTAGGTCTTGCAACAAGGGCCTCCGGAATGACCGGGACCATAGGCCGCCCGGCGCACTCCTCCGATGGTCGAGAGCGCGGCGGCCATTTTTGTTTGGGGCGGCGATGCTGGATGTGGAGACCGAATACCTGAGCATCCCCGATATGCTCAAGGCGACCCCCTCCGAAGAGGGCGGGGAGCGCATCCTGTATTTCGAGGCGTCGAACGAGGCCCGCGACCAACAGGGCGAAGTGGTGATGCAGAAGGCGCTGGCCGACAGTGCCGACTTTTACCTGCGCTACGGCAACATCGACATCGACCACGTCACACAGGTCGGGGCAAAGCAAGGCATCCCGGATTATAATCTCTTCGAGATTGGCCGTCCTGTCGATGTGCGACTGGACGGGCGCAACACCTTCGTCAAGTCGGTGATTTACCGTGGCGAAGGGCCGATGGCGGCCAAGGCCAATCAGGTCTGGTCGAGTCTCACCGACATTACCCCGCCGGCGCGCTGGTACCCCTCTGTCGGCGGCGCGATCCTGGAGCGTGTGCCGGATTTCGATCCGCTGACGCGCACCACCCGCACGCTCATCAAGCGTGTCCGCTGGACCAACGTCGGGCTCTCCCGCACCCCGGTTAACCAGACGGTCCCGACCGTCTCCACCGTACCGTTCGGCGTCCTGGCCAAGAGTTGGGGCGCCAACGGTCTGTTGCTGGCGAAGGGCCTGGAGGCCGGGTACGGCTCGGACGCCGCCACCCTGACCGGCGGGGCCGCGCTGCGTGGCCAATCGCTGGACCGCAAGGTGCAGTCCTATTTCGACTTCCGCGACAAGCTGGCCGGCGACATCCGCAAGCGCCGTGTCCATCCCACGGCAGAGCGCATCGTCGCTCACGCCTCCTCCCACTACGGCCTGGATGGCTCCACAGCGGCCGAGTGGACCGAACGATTCCTCCGCGACCTGCATTCAGGTCTGTCCAAAACCAAGAGGACGAAGCAATGAGCGATTTTCAGGCGCTGCTGGACGAGCTGGGCGCGCTTGCCAAGGCGCTGCCAGCACAGGGCGAAGACGACAAGAACATCCAGGCAGCCGCCGGCGGCGCTGGCGGTGAAGGCGACGGCAAGGATGGCGACGGCACCGGCGGTGAAGGCGACGGCAAGGGCGGCAATCAGGAGGAGGAGGACGAGACGTTCGGCAAGTCGTTCCAGGTCACGCTGGATGACGGCACCACCGTCGATGCCTTCGACGGCACCGCCATGATGAAGGCCCTGAACAGCAAGGTGGCGCGGCTGGAGGCGAGCAATCAGGCGCTGGCCGCGGATCGTAACGCGTCCCTCCAGGTGGTGACGCAGTCCATCGAACTGATCAAGAGCCTCCAGGGCACCGTCACCAAGCTTCAGGCTGACGTCACCCGCCTCGCCGGCGCTGGCGCCGGTCGCCGCGCCGTCGTGAACGTCCTGGATAAGCCCGGCACGGGCCAGCAGCTCGCCAAGTCCGAAGGCCTGTCGGGCGGCGATCTGAGGGCGAAGGCGCTCGAAGCGCAGCGCGCCGGTCGGATCGGGGCGACCGAGGTCGCCCGTGTCGACTCCTACCTGGGCAAGTCCCTCCAGCTTCCCGCCGACCTTCTCCACGCCATCGGCGCCGTCTGATTCTCAACCGGCTTTTCTGAAGAGGCTTCTATGGACCCGAAACTCCTCAATACCGGCACCCCGACGGGCGCTGTGCCGGACAACGAAGTCGCCGCGCTCCAGAAAGCGCTGGAGGCCGGTTACGGCACCGATGCCGCCGGTCTGACCGGTGGTGCGGCGCTCCGCGTGCAGTCGCTGGACACCACCATGCAGGCGGTGATTCAGGAAAATCAGCACTTCCGGCTGTTCAACAAGCTTCCCAAGCCGAAGGCCGGCGCGACGGTCGATGAATGGACCGAGCAGAACGGCATCGGCGGTTTCTTGGGCGGCTCGACCAACACCGAAACCGGCACCATCGCCGACGCGACGGGCAGCTACAACCGCCGGGTCGGGATGACCAAGTACCTGATGACCCGTCGTCAGGTGTCGCTGGTCTCCACGCTCCAGACCGCCATCGCCGATGCCGAATCCGTCGAGTACAACAACGGCGCGCTCCAGCTCCTGACCGACGCCGAGTTCCTGTGCTTCGAGGGCGACGATCGCGTGGTGCCGACTGAGTTCGCCGGCATCTATGCGCAGATGCAGGATGGCGTCGCCTCCGGCCAAGTCGACACCAACAACATCCTGGACTGCCGGGCTCAGTCGCTGACCAGCGTCGATCTGGTCAACCGAGCGGCGGCGCAGATCAGCGGTTACGGCAACTTCGGCACCCCGACCGACCTGTTCCTGTCGCAGCTCTCCCAGGCCGATTTTGACACCGGTCTCGACCCGGCGTTCCGCGTGCCGCTGACCGACGTTCCCAACGGCGGTATCTCTCTGGGCGCGCCGGTGGTCGGAATCCGCACCAGCCACGGCAACATCAAGAACAACCCCGACGTCTTCATCCGCGACGAATCCCAGCAGGTTCCGTTCGAGATGCGCTACCCGGCAGTCGCCGCCAAGCAGGTCGGCATCAAGCCGACGTCGGTCGCCGCCGCGGCCCCGTCGGCGGACGCGTCCAGCTATTTCGAGGCGGGACACGCCGGCAACTATTACTACCTGGTTGCCGGGGTGAACGCGGCCGGTCAGTCCGTCGGCCTCGCTTCGGCACAGGTCGCCGTGGCGGCCGGTCAGAAGGTCGTGCTGACGATCAGCGCGTCGGCCGCCAGCGAAGAGACCGGCTATGTGATCTACCGCTCGCGCAAGAACGGCTCCAATGCGGTGGCCGATTTCCGCGAGATGGTGAAGGTGCCGAAGGCGGGCCCCACCACGGTCTACACGGATCTGAACCGCGACGTTCCCGGCACGTCGAAGGGCTACATTTTGAACATGGCGCCTGGCGCGACCGCCATCACCTGGCGGCAGCTCCTGCCGATGCTGAAGTTCCCGCTCTACCCGACTCATGCTGCGGTGATCCCTTGGGCGCAGATGCTGTTCGGCTACCTCCGGATCAGCAAGCGGCGCCATCACGTCGTCATCAAGAACATCCTGCCGCACGGCGCGGCCTGGAAGCCGTTTGGCTAAGAATCGGACCGGGGCGACGGCGGTCGCCCCGCGCTTTCCTCCTCCCCTGCTCGTCCAAATGGAGCACAGCATGCCTCGCGTTCTCTGCACCCTCCCCAACGCGTCAGCGCTCATCAACGGGGTCGCCTTCGTCGCCGATCGTGGCCAGATGATTTCGGAAGAGGTCTCGGAAGAGGTCGCCGCCGGGTTCAGCGCGATCCCCGGATACGAGGTCCTGCGCGCTCCCTCTCCTGCGTCGGCGGCGGCCCCGGTCGCCGATGCGGTCAAGGGCCGGGGCAGCTCGGCCCGTGCCGCAAAGGAGACCGCACCGTCGACCGATGCCCCGGCTGCCGAGGGCGAAGACGCCGCCAAGGCGACCGAAACCAGCGCCGCCGCCCAGGACGGCCCGGCTGGCGCCCTGCCCGGCGTCTGACCGACGCGAAGCGGCGAGAAGCAAGGCCTCCAGGGAAATCTGGAGGCCTTTGTCTTGACGGCGCCATGCCCGTAAGGAGACCACGATGAGCCTGTTCGAGAAAGTCGCCGCCGTCGCCGCTCTGCGCGCGGACCGCCTGACGCAGTTGGCCGCGCAGCAGCGGCCGGCGCAAACCACCAGCGATGATTACCTGTGGGGCAAGCTCCGAGCGGCTGAGGCCGATGCGGAGCGCCGCCTTCGCGTCTATCTAACCCCGACGGAAATCGTGCCCATGGGCACCCCGCAGTCTGAACTGGATGCGCTGGAGGCCGCTGGCGCGCGCATGGTCGAGGAACCGGGGTACGATTATGACCCCGACCTGTTCCGCGGCAACTCCTGGGGCCTGATCGAGCTGCGGCAGAAGCCAATCATCAAGGTTCATTCCATCGTCTTCAACTATCCGGAAATCACTTCACGAATCTGGACTGTGCCGAACGACTGGATTCGGCCCGACAAGAAGTACGGGCGGATCAACCTCGTCCCGACCAACGCGGTGATGACGGTGCCGCTCCAGTCCTACGTTCTCTCGGCGCTGGGCGGCGGCCGCTCAGTGCCGCTGATGATGCAGATCCGCTACGCGGCCGGCTTGGCGAACGTCGAGCGCGACTATCCCGACCTGCTGGACCTGGTCAAGAAGATGGCGGTGCTGGCCGTCGTGGATGACAAGCTGATGCCGCAATCTGGCAGCGTGTCGGCTGACGGTCTCAGCCAGTCGATCAGCTTCGACGCGGACAAGTATCGCGACGCCATCGACAAGAAGGTGGAGGCGCTGCGGCAGAGCATCCATGGCATTCGCCTGATGGTGATGTGATGCAGCTCGATCCTGAAGCATTCAACACCCTTCTCCTCGACATGGGGCAGGCGGTGTCGTGGCAGCGGGCGTCGCTCTGCCCGTGCCGCGACGAACACAGCGGCGCTGGCCGCCCGGGCTGCCCGGCTTGTAACGGCCGCGGCGTGCTGTGGGCTCCCTCGGTGGACGCGTGGCTGGGCCTAACCAGCATGCGGCAGGCGCGCGAGTGGGCAGCCTTCGGGCAATGGCAGTCCGGCGACGTCGTCGTAACCTTGCCCGGCGACTCCCCCTGCTACGCCGCCGGCGAATATGACCGGTTGGTGATGGTCAACAGTTCGGAACCCTTCAGTGTGGCGCGCACGCGGGGCGATTCCGATACGCTGGCCTTTCCGGTGGTCAGCATCGAGCGGGTGTTCTGGTTGAGCCTTGGTGACGCTGCCGTGGTCGATGGTGGGATTCCGACCGTCGGCACCGATGGGGCGCTCTCGTGGGAGGACCCGGCGACGGCTCCGGACCCGGCGATGCAGTACAGCATCACCGGCCGACGGCGACCGGAATACTTCGTGTTCAAGGAGCTGCCGCAGGACCGCGCGCATCATGGGGGCTTGGCGCTGCCGCGCCGCGTCGCCCTGCGGCGTTTCGACCTGTTCAGCCGGTAGCAAGGTAAGTATCTATAAAGGTAGGTAGCTATGAAGGATTTCCGCATCGGTGTGGACGTGGGCCATCTGCTGAATGCGGACGTTCCGCAGATCAAGGCGCTGTTCCCGACCCTCTCCTACGCCGTCAAGACGCTGGCGGAGAGCGCGCATCAGCAGTGGGTGCGCTACGCCATGGGCGAGGCGCTGCCGTCCGGGCAGGTCATTGAGCCGCGGTCTGGCACCTATGCCCGGTCGATCCAGCTCCGCCAGGTCGGCGACTTCTCGGCGGAAGTTTACTCGATGCTGCCCTATGCCGTGTCGATCGAACAGGGCATGCCGGCGCGCGACCTGAAACGGATGCTCGACTATTCGCTGAAGGTCCGGCTGACAAAGGACGGCCGACGCTACCTCATCATCCCGTTCCGCCACAACGCGCCGAACAGCGTGCTCGGCAATGCCATGCCGAAGGAGGTGCATGACTGGTGGCAGGATCCCGGCCGGGCCCGCTCCGCCATCATCGGCACCTATCGCCGGCAGAGCGGCACCGGCGCATACGACATCAAAACGCGGCAGCTCATCACCGTGCCCGGCCGGCATTATACCTGGGGCTCTCGCCTCACGAAGGATGACCTGGCGGGAATGGGGATCACCGGGCCCGAAGCGAAGCGGATGCAGGGCATGGTCAACTTCCGCAAGCCCAACGCCCGGGGTGGGGCCGCGCATAGCAAATACCTCACCTTCCGAGTGATGGTGGAGGGTTCGCCGGGCTGGAAGGCGAAGGCAGTGGAAGGGCGCTGGCCGGCCCGAACCGTCGCGGATCAGTTCGGCAAGATCGCGGAGGACGTTTTCCGCCGCGCCGCCGAGGAGGACATGCGGCGGGTTCTGGCGGCGGCACCGGCTTCCGGGGGCGCGCCACAGCCCCGCTGACGCGCTGTGGTCGTGACGGCACCCTGCCTGCATGACAATTTCACTCGTCCAACCCCTGCCGATCGGCAACGCACTTCGGCTGTTCATCACCCCGCCCCTGGGCGCGCTGTGGTGGCGCGTCCGTCGCCGCACCGTCGGGACGGCTTTCACCGGGCCGGAGGACGGCGGCGCCGCGCTGGTGGTTGACCGGTGCGGCGACAATGTCGTTCTGGACGACACGGCTCTGGTCAACGACATCGCCTATTTCTACCGAGCCTACTACCACTTGCCGGGTGGCGCCTGGGCGGAATCCGACGTCGCCAGTGGTACGCCAAAGGCCAGTTACCAGGGCGACGATATCGACCCTCAGACGCTCGTTCGGGATCGTCTCATGGCGGGTTTGGCCGTCGAGGTGAAGCGCGGCGTGCTGAAGCCGCAGAGCGGCAAGATTCCTGTGCTCACTGCACCGTTCTCGGCCTTCGACAAGGTCACGTTCCCGTGCGTGTCGGTGCATCTGGACAGCGACGGCGCCGCTGATCGCGCGCTGGGCGAAATGCTGTACGCCGATCAGCATGAGGCGATTGGCGGTTGGACCGAGACCGAGGGATGGTTGTCCCGAACCCAGCTCAACATCGTGGGCGTCAGCCTGAACCCCGATGAGCGCATAGCGCTTCGTCAAGCAATTCAGCGGATCATGACCGGCAATCTGCCGGTATTCGATGCTCATGGGCTGGTTCAATGCGATTTCAGCCAGCGCGATACGGAAGATTTCGAGGCGAGCAACGCGCCTCTCTTCCTGACGAGCGGCACATTCACCTGCATGGCCACCTCGTTCATCAGCGACACGGTTGGTGAAATCGCCGATGTCGCCTCGACGCTCACTTTCTTCGGTATGGAGCCCTCCTGAAATGGCCAAGAGCGACACCCCACTGGACACCGCAGCGCCGCCGGATGCTGCGGCGGAGACCGAGTATCCCGTCACCCTGACCGAGTTCTGCCAGCGCCTGTCGGCGACCGATAAGCGCGTCGAGCTGATCGCGGCTTTCCACCATGACGAGGACGCCGCCGGCCGACGCTCCGATCTGGAAGGCGCCTATCGCGCCCGGCTCGGCGCCTTCATCAACCGTCCCGTCTAACCGGAGGTCTCCTCAATGGCGTCTCGCCTGTTCTTCAACGGTCGGCTGTGGACTACGCCGGCGACGATGTCCAACATCGACGATTCGGCCATGCAGCCGAAGGGACTGACCGTCGGCAACGTGCTGGCGTTGGTCGGCAAGTCCGATGGTGGCCAGCCCAACACCATCCTGAAGTTCGGAGCGCCCGAACAGGCCCGCGCCGTACTGCGCGCTGGCGAACTGCTGGACGCCGTGCTGAAGGCCTTCGACCCGTCGTCGGAGACCAATGCCCCCTCCACCGTCGTGGCGGTCCGCGTCGGGCAGGCGACGCAGGCTGCGCTGGCGCTGAAGGATGCCGACGACAACGCCGTCATCAACCTGCTGTCGGACGACTATGGCCTGGGCGCCAATCAGATCAAGGTGAAGGTCGAAGCGGGGTCGGCCAAGGGCAAGAAGGTCACGACGCAGATCGGCAACGACTACTACAGCGGCGACAACATTGCCCGCGACGCGCTGACCGTCCGCTACGCCGGTCCCGGAGCGGTTGCCACCGTCACCGTCACCAACGCGGCGGTGACGGTGACGGTGGACGGCACCTCCACCGTGATCGACCTGCTGACCTACGGGACGGTGGGCCAGCTCGTGGACCGGATCAACGCCGTGCCCGGGTTCAGCGCCTTCGCCGTGGTCGGATCGGAAGACGCTCCGGCGCTGAACGGCCTGGACAGCGCGGCTGGGCAGGATGTCAAGGCCGCGACCTATACCGTCACCGCGAACCTCCAGGCGGTGATCGACTGGATCAACGGGACGGCGGAGGGCTATGTCACCGCCACCCGTTCGGTCGGCGCCGGCGCTGTGCCTGCGAACACCCCCTGGACGTATCTCGCCGACGGCACTGCGCCCACCCCGACAGTGTCGAACTGGACGGACGCGTTGACCACGCTCCAGTCGGCGGATGTCCAGTGGGTCGTGCCGCTGACCGGCGATCCGGCCATCCATGCCGCCACCGACGCGCACTGCGCCTATATGAGCAACATCGCTCGCATGGAGCGCCGCTCTCTGGTCGGGCCAGCGGCCAACACCTCGCTCGCCGCAGTGCTGGCACTGCCGAAAGCTCTCAACAGCGACCGCACGTCGCTGGTCTGGCCGGGCCATTACGACTATGCCGCCGACGGCAAGCGCATTCTGCGGGCGCCCTACATGACCGCCGCCATCGTCGCCGCCGCATTCGCCGGGTCGAACCCCGGCACGCCCCTCACGAACAAGAGCCTGAAGATCCGTGGATTGGAGTTCCGGCCGCGGAATCCCACCGACACCGATGGTCTGATCCAAGCCGGCGTGCTGTGCCTGGAGGAGACGCCGTCGGGCTTCAAGGTGGTGCGGAGCATTGCGACCTGGCTGGTGAACGACAACTACAACCGGGTGGAGGTCTCCACCGGAGTCGCCACCGACTTCGTCGCGCGCAATGTCCGCAACGCCCTCGATGTGCTGCGAGGCGCCAAGGGCTCACCGATCGTCCTGTCCAGGGCGATCTCGATTACCGAGACCACGCTGCGCGAGCTGGCGCGGCCGGAACCGCAAGGGCCGGGCGTCATCGTCGGCGACGAAGCCAGTCCGGCCTACAAGGCCATCAGTGCGACGCTGGATGGCGACGTGCTGCGCGTGTCCTTCCAATGCTCGCCAGTGATCCCTGTCAACTTCATACCCATCAGCATCGCCGTCGTGCCCTATGCCGGCTCGGCGACGGCCGCGTAAGGAGCCATCATGCGTCAGAATCTGAAGACCCATTCCGGCAACCGGATTGCTGTCGAGTTCGACGGCAAGACGATCGGGCTCGTGCAATCCGTCCGCGCGCAGGATTCCTACGGCTTGGAGGATGCCAGCGGGATCGGCGACATCCATGTTCAGGAACACGTCCCATCAAAAGCTGTTCATACTCTGTCCGTCAGCAACATGGCCATGTTCAAAAAGAACATGCGCGACGCCGGAATCGCGCCGCAAAATGGTGATGACGTCCTCCAGGGGCTGGTCTTCGACCTGTGCCTCTACAGTAAGGACACCGGCCAACTCCTGCGCAAATATATCGGTTGCTCCTACGATTCCGGCGATCTCGATGTATCCGCACATCGGATCATCATGCAATCTGGCCAGATCAAGGCCTTGGATGTCGTGGGGACTGACCTGTAATGAGCGCCACCGACCGCACCTATCCGGTCAGCGTGGACGGCGTCGGAGATTTCATTTTCCGGCGCCGGATCATGCGAGACCAGTTCCGCATCCATGCCGACACCATGCGCATCCTCGGCGGCCCGGTCAGCGACGCCATGCTGTGGAACAGCGCAGCCGCTATGGCGACCATCGGCGTGCTGATGGTTTCCGGTCCCACCCGGGATTGGAACGTCGAAACGCTCGACCCGCTCGACGCCGACGACGTCGCCACCCTCTA